CGACGCTCTTCCGATCTGCATATCTAGATGTCCTTGCCAACATCCTTCCTTGTGCTCTCCGATTCATTGACGGTAACCACGACAACCATCCGCTACTCTGGTCTAAGTACCACAATGCCGGTGGCGCGTCAGTGATACGCAGCAAGTCTCATTACGCAGGGAAGCCGTCGGTGACGCGAGACATGAAACCTGTGATTCAATACCAGCATCGCGGTTCTGTGCGTGGATACCCATTTAACGCCGTTGATGTCACCGATGGTGTAACCATGCAGTTCATGGGTGGGGCTTTCTCGGTCGACATCTCCTACCGACAACGCATGAACAGACAAGGCAACATGTGTTGGTGGCCCGAAGAAATGATCACCGACGCCGAGATAGCAGACGCGAAGAGTGCTGCATGTTGGTTCGACGGCATAGACGTGCTTGTCTCTCACGACGTACCCAGCGGGGCTCCTCTCGGCAGACTCACCAACTTGACGCTGAACAAGACGTTAGAGGACGAGTCTCGCAGATGTAGGCGTCAACTCCTCGAAGTAGTGCGGGCAACTAAACCCAAGCTATTGATCCACGGCCACTACCACACCCGTCTCGACTACTCAATGGAATACAGAGACTTGGAAGGGAACGACGAAGAACTTGACTGTATCGGTCTTTCGTGCGATCCTGAGAGTCATCATTCATTCGCTTCTATAGAAGAGAGCTACGTGATACTTGAACTAGAAGACCTAATTCGATGAAGTATTTCTACATAGACACAGCCATAGCCGAAATTATGGTGGCAGCCCTCAAAGCAGCCAACAAACTAGAAGAGGACCTTGGTGAGATCAACGCATCAAGCCACGCAGATCAATATGAGTTCGAGATTGCATTCCGTTACGCCGGAGAAGAATGGTTCGTTGTCAGTCAGAACACAGGCGAATGGTTTGAAGTGGTCCACAGTGAGGAACGGACCGAACAGATAGCACGCAGGATTGAACGCGATGGATAAGTTCCTGATTGTTGGGACAGGTAGATGTGGGACCACGTACTGTCAGCAAGTTCTAAGTGCAGCCGGGTTAAACGTCACACACCAGAAACTCTTCACCTTCAAGACCCTGTCGGCTGAAGGCCCCGTCCACCAGGTCGGTGACTTCACCATTGACTGGGATGGCGTTGACGGTGAGGTTTCTTTTATGGCTGTGCCGTGGCTAGATTTGATCAAGAAGGACAATCACAAACTGAAAATCATTCATGTCTACCGTGATCAAGAAGCTGTTGTCTCTTCGTGGTTGCGATCCGGAATGTTCGGAGAACAGATGGGTGAAATCCATCCCGAGTTTATTCTGAGCTGGAAATCTAACTTTCCGATAGACTCGACACAACAGAGTGAGATGCGATCCAGCTCTCCCCGTAAAAAGGCAGAAGCATTTTACGAGATGTGGACAGACGAATGTACACGAATCGCGGACGTAAGCCTCGACATCAATGATGCCTACCCGTCACAGTTGATTCAGACCGTAGGCAGATACGATCTGTACGCAGACAACGACGGCAACCTGACCGAAGCCGCGAAGGCCATGTGGAAAGTCCCTACGGACACCAATAAGCATGAGGATGGAGCATGATGACAGCCTGTGGTCAAGGCTTCGGGGACTACGACGATGAGGAGCACAGGAAGCGTTGCATCCGTTGTTCTGCCTCATATGCACGCGAACTGAGACAAGAATTGAGACAAGAGGCGTTGCAACCCCTTGTTGACTTCGTGAAGAGGGCGATAGGAAGGCTCAGCAGATGGCTGAAGAGGTAATCGGGAACACCGTTTGGAAGTTCAAGAAAGGTAAAGGTGATAGGTTTCGTCGCTTACGCATTCTAGATGTATGCGAGAACAAAGAAGTCAAGCTGAGATCCTTCTACTTGGATGAGCCTCCTCGCAAGAAGTACAGACGTCGATACCAGACTGAGGGTAGGCGTCAACCCAAGACCATCACCCTGCAGCTATCGACCCTGTTGAAGGACTACGAATGTGTCACCACGAATCGGCACGAGCCAGGCATCGACCTGTCGATCTTAGTGGAGGGCCGCGATGCCTGAAGTAGGTCGTATTTGCACAACTCCTGGTTGCACAGCAGAGGGCGAAGCAGTCCACACTGTTCTTCTCAGGTGTATGTACTGCCTGCACGAGCTGACCGTCATGTCAACGAGTGGTTGACATGGCTAAATCTGAAGACATTACTGTCAACTTCTCTGCGACTTTGAAAACTTCGACCAACACGTTGACGACTTTGACCAACTCACCCTCAACAACCGTAACCTTAGGCCGACTAGGCAACGTTCTCGAAGTTGCAGATCCGATACCTCCTTTCCAGATCGAGAACGCAATGGATGACGTGATCGAATACGACGCCGTTCGATATCGTTGCCCATTCTGTCGTAAAACCTGGGCTAAGCGAAGTGCATGCTTCTACCACATCACCGACGGGTGTCACAAGGATCCGCGGACAGCGACATGTTCAACGTGTAAATTCCTAGCCGGTGATGATCTAGTTGGAACCTGGGATTCAGAGACCGCCCACTGTGCCATGGAGTGCGAACGATTCAAACTTGTTCGTGTTCACAGACCCAAAGACTGCGAAAAATGGCAACCGAAAGGAAAGGTATGACAGGTAATGAAATCCGAGTCCTCTCGGGCAGGATGGTCGACCCGATCAACGTTGTAGTCGACGACATCGACATCAAAGACATCGCTCATTCGTTAGCGATGCAGTGTCGTTACAACGGGCACCTTCAGGTGTTCTACTCGGTGGGCGAGCACAGCCTGTACGTGTCGAAACACGTCGAACACAAGTCGATCCGAGGTGGGGCAGACGAACGGCAGATACGTGAATGGTCACTGTCTGCTTTACTGCATGACGCTGCCGAAGCTTACATCGGTGACATGGTGCGACCACTCAAGCATGCACCTGAGATGCAGTCGTTCCTTGACATTGAAGCACGGATCGAAGAGGTCATCATGAAGAAGTTCAACCTCTCCATCCCGTTCGACGACGTCATCATCAAGGAAGCCGACAACGCCATCTGTGCGTGGGAGAAAGTCATGTTTCGTGACAACCACCTCAGAGAAGCCCCTACCCACAAGGCGGTCTACTTCGCCTTCATAGACAAGTTCACCGAACTGTGTGGATATAACGATGATGGTTCGTGGGCAGGACGTAAATAGCCATGTGGAAGATCCATTATGCATGGTCGAGAAACGGCTCTTCATCAAGCGAGATCGAGTACTTTGAAGACGAAAAGAAATTCGAGGAACGTCTGTTCCAGTTGCTGCTCGAATCGATGGAAGAAGGCCAACGCGGTCATAAGGTCTGGCGATACGTACGATGGAATTCTCTCCGTCGCTGGCTCAAAGACGAAAAGAAGCCAGACCGCAAGATCACGAGGATCATATTCGTAGGAGTGTTCTGCGATCAGAAGTGGGTCAAACTCGAAGCTCACGTCACACCCCCCGAGCTTCACATCACTGGAGGTAAACGACCGAACCCCATTCTGGAGATACCAAAGAAGCGTAGACGAACCCTAACGAAGAAGAGCTATGTTTGAACGTACCGTCATAGTTTGTGGTGGCCGCAACTACAATGGGACGCAAGCCCTGTATGCCACACTCGACGAAGTCCAACCCACCTTCATCATCAACGGAGGGGCCAAAGGGGCCGATGCTATCGGTGCTCGGTACGCCTTAGACAAGGGGATCCCTTTCGTCACGATGCCTGCACTGTGGGACGCTGAAGGACGTAGTGCTGGCCCTCAGAGGAACAAGCGGATGGGGATGCTGGCTACTGCTGTCACTTGTGAATCACATCCCTCGTTGTTTGAGTCTTTGTTTAACAAGACGATCCTCGTGGCGTGCCCCGGTGGACGAGGGACAGCTCACATGAGAGGCCTCGCTGACGCAATGGACTGGGAGATTGTTGACGTCGACATTTGACGCAGACCCGTAAACCTGCTAAGTTCTTTCTAGACTCCCGAGATTCGAGGGGATGTCAACATTCTTTCCTTGGCTGTCCAGAAACGGAACGAAACCCAATTACGCTTCGCCAGCCAGGGAAACACCCTTGATCGGGCTGGCCATCCTGCACGCGAAACCCATCAAGCGCCCGTCAGCCCGATCAACCTTTCTCCACCAACTACAAGGAAAGCAAACATGGCAGTGAAAACCAAGAAGACCAAGGTCGCGACGAAGTCCTATCGGGACTACATCAAAGATTCGTTGATCAACAACCCAACGTTCTCCAACTACGACCACGGTTTGATGGCCTGGAACTCCATCAGGAGCGACGGGGCAGAAGACTCTGTCATCCCGAGCATCATTGGAGCTGTGGTCCCCATGGTCAGGAACAGTGTAACCCAGCCTATAGTCGCGGCTGTATTCGAGGAACGCAAGGACATCGACACCCAACAGAGGGCAGCCAAAGGCAAGAAGGGAAAGAAAGGCGGAGGCACAGTCGTAGAGCAGCGGAATCCGTGGGCGTACCTATCTCATGTCGAGTTCCCCTGGATCGATGATGAAGGTAACGCTCATCGTGCCAACTATCTGGACGCCACCCCCGAACAGCATGAGGCTCGCATCAAGTTCTTGCAAAAGGATGTCAACGGTATCGAGAAGACGATCAGCGGACATCAGCAAGCCATCGACGACATGAACGCCGAAGGTGTCAAGTCATTGAGGGCGGTGCTGAAGAAGCGTCCCGAATACGAAGTCCCAGACATCACCTAAGTTCAATCTCAGCGGGCTGGCCAGGAATGGCTCGAAACCCACAGAATAGGCGCCAGCCCGCACTTTCCCTTGACTGGCAGTCAGGGGTTAATTTCTAGAGGGCTGGCCATTACAGCTTCGAAACCCAGAGCCGCTGCGCCAGCCCTCTAAGTTCAATAACACCAACTAAACCCAAATAGAAAGCGAAACCCAATGGCCAAGAAGCCAACCAAGAAAGTACTCGGAGATTTCAAACTGGTCGCCATGACCTCTTTGCTCCTTGAAAGCTCAATGAAGTACCGGATCTCCTTAGACAACAGACTCGGGATCGAAGGCAAGGCAAACATCAGCAGGAAGATCCGCGAAGGTAAAGAAGACAAGCTGATTGTTCGCAATGTGAGCGCAGCCCCTGAAGTGTTCGAGTACGCCGCGGTGATGCTTGACCAGGAAACCAAACTTGTAACGCTACTTGGAACGCAAATCAAAGTACTCCCGCCCGTCTTCGTCGGATTCATGGAAGAGACACGTGGACTGAACGATAAGTCGTTCGGCCGTTTGCTCGGCGCGATCGGTCACCCATGCTGGAAGACTCCGATGTGGCATGAAGACGACCCCACGGGAAAAAAGAAGCGGGACGATACGCCTGAACAGATCCTCGTGTCAGGCAAAACCGTACCCCGTTCAGTGAGCATGCTTTGGCAGTACTGTGGTGTAGGTAGCCAAGAAAGACGGAAAACGGGCATGACACAGGAAGCCGCTCAGGCTTTAGGCAACCAGAACGCAGGAATAATCCTGCATGTCATCGCTGGAAACATGGTGAGGTTGAAGAACGAAAGATACTGCGACTACTACTACGACGCCAAAACGTCAGCTGCTCTGGCCCATCCAGATTGGAAACCGGGACACGTAAACAATCATGGTCTCAGGATCATCAAGAAGAACCTACTCAAAGACCTGTGGGTCGCTGTGGACTCCGCATAGGTTTTATTCTGGCGGGCTGGCCAACCATGACGCGAAACCCACGGAAAAGCCGCCAGTCCACCATTCTCTGATCCCCTACCTGCCAGAGTAACGACGAAACCCACTGTGAGTCCGCGGTAGGGGATCATTTTCTACCCTTTCTACCTTCCCTACTTTTTCTACCCTGGTTGATCTTGAACTTCGCGAAACCCAGAGTGTCACCGTCAACCAGGGCAATCCTCATTTCTACCGAGCGTGACCAGGATGCTGCGAAACCCCTTAATACTTCGTCACGCTCGGTTACCTCTTGGAACTGGTTGGCCAAGGACATGTCTGAACCCAAACGAGCATCGCCAGCCAGTTCCATTCTCTACCGGGGTGCAGCCATGACAGGTGCGAAACCCATGAAACTGACGCCGCACTCCGGTTATTTCTTGACAACTCTGAAGTTGGTCTGGCCAAAAGAGCGTCGGAACCCAAAACTCACGCGCCAGCCAACTTCGATTCTAAGGGAGGGGCCACGCTCACCACGAAACCCATACCTATCGCGCCTCTCCTAAGTCTTTCAGCTTGACGCATCTCTACTACACTGCTAGCTTCTGTTACGTCCACAACCCAGACAGGAGGTCCTGAATGACTGTCAACATACCCGTCAAAGAAGGTCTAGTTCTACTGGGCGTATCGGCTCGATGTGCCGCGGAAAAGTCGGACCTATCGTATTGGGATCCGTACCAGGATGGCATCCTGTTCAATCATCGTTATCAGATAATGCGATCAATAGTATTGGCAACGTCACGATACTGGGGTAGGTGTTCCAGATGTGGTTCGCACAACAAGAAACAGAAATACTCGACCGGCGCCTACTACGCCTACGTCGGTACTCATACCTGTATAGACTGTCCGGGTCTTCCCATTAGTGGGACCAAAACAACTCTGCTGATCTTCCTCCCTCCTTGCCTGGAGTATCTGTGCACCAGTGAGCCATGGAGCGGTGGCAAATCATGGACAGTCAATTTGAGTCCCATATGACTGTCAACCTGATGATCCCAAAAGGATTGGTGATACTCGGCGGCGTATATCGCGGCGGAGTTTACACCAAAATCACCGCTCGCTTAAAAGGATACGAGGATGGCATCCTGATGAACGCCAACCGGGTTCAACCAATAGTTCTAACAACCCGCTGCTACAAGGGTAGGTGTTGGGGTTGTGGCAAGGAAAGCGCCCCAGCAGTGGATCCTGGAGGGCTTTGCTCGATATTCCCCATCGACTGGCCATGGGCTGACACTTACCGTTGTGTAGGATGTAAGTCAGGACCACAGTACGACATGATCTTAACGGCACTTTTACCTCTGCCCTCTCACCTGGAGTTCCTATGTCGTGACTGTTAACCTGTGCCATGACCATTAACCTGATGACGTCAGAAGGGTTGATCATACTGGACGTGGAATTCGATGACGAGACACTACATCACGACGGTGTCCTAGTCAGAGATAGCGGCTGGCGAGTCCCAGTAGTCTTTACAACTTCCGACAACCCCGGTAGATGTTGTCAATGTGGGGAGACCGTGGACGGGATCCCTATGAAGCTTAGCTTTAAAACCTACTATTGTCCAACATGTCCGACAGCCACTGCAGTCCTGACACTGCCGCATCATCTAGAATGGTTGTGTCGTGACCGTTAACATCATGATCCCGCAAGGATTGGTCATACTCGGGATAGGCGAGAAATGCGAAGACGGCATCCTATTCAATGGCCCGCACCGTCAGAAGATAGTCCTAGTCGGACCCGGAGACAGAAGCAAATGCGGCACCTGTGGTAGTGGAAATGGCTTTGCGTATGAGGACAGAGGCATCTGCACCCTGTTCAGCATTGAGTGGCTATGGGCGAATGTTCATTGTTGTGTAAATTGCAAAGGCAGAGGCGTCAATCGCAAACTCAACGTGGTGCTAACTGCCATTCTGAGGCTGCCTCGTTATCTGGAGTATCTCTGCGATGACAGTTAACTTCATGATCCGAGAAGGATTGGTGATGCTGGACGCAGTCAAACATGATTCGATCCCACACCGAGATGGCATTGTGTGGGACGGTTCGAAGAGTCAGTCAATAGTCTTAGCCAGTGGTAGCCACCGCAGCAGGTGTTGCGAATGTGGTCGATCTGACACTCATCGATCTATCGGAACAGGTTATTGGTGTAAACGTCTCCCTATCGATTGGCCGTACAGAAATATCTATTGTTGTGGACACTGTCTGAATATCCTTGGGACGCGTTCGTCATATCTGGGACTCAATGTTTTAACTTCAGTCGTGATTGTGCCCCCCCATCTGGAGTACCTCTGCGACGCACGGTGTAGATATGGTTAGCTTCGTAACGTACGAAGGATTGGTAATCCTCGGAGTCCCGATATCTTGGGCTCCGTATCAAGATGGAGTTCTGTACGTTGAACATCTATCATCAATATTTCCGATAGTCTTAGCGACTCCTGATATTCTCGGTAGGTGCTGCAGATGTGGTCGTGCCAACTTCATGCAGCGACGGGCAGATGAATATCGTTGTGAAGTCTGCCCACGTTCCGTTCCGTTCGTGAAGACCCGGATCGTGCAGTTACCTTTACATCTAGCATACCTATGCAGCGACACATCATGGAAAGGAGCAACAACCCAATGGTCAACTTAATGACGCCTCGCGGACTGGTGATCCTGGGGGTTTCGCTTTCTTGGGCTCCATATCAAGATGGCATTTTGCTGCATGATGGCCGAATGCGAGCAGCAGTCTTAGCAACCTCCGATTTTCCCGGTAGATGTTGCCAGTGTGGCAGAAACAACACTCCACAGGCGTGGCTAGATTTTTATAGTTGCGACGTCTGTGAAAGATTAGCTTCCCTCGAACGTGCCCTCGGCAAGTATTCAAGTTCGCCCATGACTGCAATTGTGCTACTACCTCCTTACCTAGAATATCTGTGTGATGCCATCCCATGGAAAAAGGCAACGATTGATGACTGATTCGTTTGTGCACTGTCATGTCCATAGCGAGTACAGCATGCTTGACGGGGCTTCGAAAATTGAGGAACTGGTAAGCGCCGCAGTTGCTGATGGGCAACCTGCCATAGCCTGCACCGACCATGGAAACATGTACGGGGCGATCCCTTTCTACAAGGAATGCAAGAAGCAGGGCATCAAACCTCTCATCGGCAACGAGCTTTACATGGCGCGACACAGTGTGGCCGACCGTCCGAAGCCGAAGAAGAAAACCATAGACGACTTCGGGGGCGAGACCGAAGACGGTCAGAAGGCATTTCATCATCTAACTGTCATCGCCCACAACAACGAGGGCTATCAGAATCTGATGAAGCTGTCGTCAGATGCGTTCCTCAAGGGGTTCTGGCGTAAGCCTCGCATTGATTGGGACATCCTCTCAGACCACGCTGAGGGCCTCATAGTGACGTCGGGCTGTCTGGGGGGCATCGTCCTTCAGGAATTGCTACGCGGCGACGTGGGAGCAGCCACAGAAGCAGCCAGCAGGTTCCAGGACATCGTTGGTAAAGAAAACTTCTTCATCGAGATACAAGACCACGGGATTCCTGAACAGACACAGACAAACCCGCAGCTCATCGAGATCTCTAAAGCTATAGGCGCGCCCCTAGTAGCCACCAACGATTCGCACTACACCTTGTCATCTGACTCTATGGCCCATTCTGCGTTACTTTGCGTACAGACAGGGTCGAAGATGTCCGACCCGAACCGGTTCAAGTTCCACGGACACGAGCATTACCTCAAGTCAGCCTACGAAATGAGGCATCTGTTCCGTGAAGTAGAAGTGGCGTGCGACAATACGTTGCTGATCGCTGAACGGGCTGACATCGACATCGACTTCGACACGGTCCACATGCCACACTTCGATATCCCCGACGGGTACGCGGACGAAGAAGACTATCTGCGCGCCCTCGTCATAGATGGTGCAGAACGTAGATACGGGACACTAACCAGCGAGGTTGTGAACCGGCTCGAATATGAGCTTGACGTCATATGTCAGATGGGATTCCCTGGCTACTTCCTTATCACATGGGACCTGATTCGTCACGCCAAAAGCGTAGGCATCATGGTAGGTCCTGGTCGTGGCTCAGCAGGTGGCTGCGCCGTGGCTTACTGTCTCGGGATCACAGACGTAGACCCCCTCAAGTACGGGCTACTCTTCGAACGTTTCCTGAATCCTGCCCGTGGTGCTATGGACGATGTTTTCAAGTACCAAGTTGAATTGACGGCTCTCGAAGTCGATAGCAACAGTAGGGAGGTCACGTATAATGGAAAATCATACTCAGAGAATCTTGGAATTGTACGATGAAGGCAAGTCAGCCGCGATCGTCGGGCACGAAATTGGGCTCAAGGCCCATCAAGTTTACTGGATACTCAAGCGCGAAGGCATCGAATGTCGATCAAACAAGGTGAACAGTAGGAGGTATGAGGTCAATCACTCCTTCTTCTCCGAAATCAACAACGAAAAGAAAGCCTATTGGCTAGGCTTTCTCTATGCTGACAGTTCCTCAGGTTGTTACGACGGTCAATACGTGCTCAAGGTCGACCTCAGCGACAAAGACCAAACACATCTCGTAAGGCTGGCTAAAGATCTTTCGTCTACATATCCAGTTCACCTATTCTCACAAGTCACGTCTTATGGCAAAGCAAAAGTAGCGCGCTTAGCGATAACCAGTCATCAGATGGTCACAGATCTTTGGAGTCATGGTTGTCATCCAAACAAAACACACGATCTCAATCCGCCGAACATAGACGACGAAGAATTGATTCGACATTTCATTCGTGGTTTTGTCGACGGTGATGGGAGCGTGGCCATATCGGGCAAAACTTTTAGGCTGAAAGTGGTTGGGACGCATGCGATGATGTCCTGGCTAAAACAAGAACTGCCACGATCTGGGTCCATAATGAAACACAAATCCATATGGGCACTTGAAGCTCATAGAGATACCATCATCTGGCTATACAAAGATTCGAACATTAGCCTGGATAGGAAATATGAACGAGCTAAGCAACTCTTCTAGATTTCGCAACATGATCACTTTCTCTCCGAGGAAGGATTCAGCGAACAAACAATGGCTAGATGACGAGGCCGCAGCTATCTTCGCGACGCCAGGCATGGTCGACGCTATCGTGGAGATGTTCGATACATCTGAGTCCACATATTCGAATCCGCAAAGCTCAACCGTATTGTACGTTATAGGACTAACCAACGAAAAGCCAATGAAGATCCCTGAGGGGTTGTCAGTTCAGTATGGCAAAGCAGCTTCTCTATGTGATATCGACATCGACATCGACTCACGCTACCGGGAACACATGATCAACTACTGTGCTAAGACCTACGGCGAAGACCATGTGGCACAGATCATCACCTTCGGCACGATCAAGAGCCGTCAAGCCGTACGAGATGCTGCCCGAGTGCTCGACAAGCCGTACAGTACAGGAGATCTCATCGCCAAAGCCCTGCCCCCTCTGTTGTTCGGTCGGGACACTCCGCTGAAGGCATGCCTTGTCGAATCCGAGAGGTACAAAGACGGATACGACCAAGCCGGGACTCTACGCTCCATGTACTCGGCGGACTCCAACGTGCGTGAAGTCGTAGATGTAGCCATGGGATTAGAGGGTCTGCGACGATCCTATGGCATTCATGCTGCTGCTGTGGTGATAGCCCCCAAACCACTGATCAACTACACTCCGATCCAGAAGAAACCGGATGGTCCCATCACCACCCAGTACGAGATGCATGCGATCGAAGATCTCGGCCTGCTGAAGGAAGACTTCCTCGGACTAACCACTCTAGACGTGCTCTCTGACGCGCTCAAATTGATCTTCGAACGTCACCAAGTAGACATCGACCTGAACGCTCTGCCTCTAGGCGACGAGAAGACATTCGAGACACTCCAGGCAGGCGAAACCATTGGAGTGTTCCAGCTCGAAGGCACACAGATGCGTGCGTTGTTGCGTGATCTAATACCCACCGAGTTCGAACACATCGCTGCCGTGCTGGCGCTCTATCGTCCCGGTCCTCTCGCTGCGAACATGCACATCGACTACGCAGACCGCAAGAATGGACGCGCATCGATCGAAGTGTTCCACGAAGATGCCAGGAAGATGCTCAAAGAGACCTACGGTCTGATGATATATCAGGAGCAACTAATGGACGTAGCACAGCACTTCGCTGGCTACTCCCTCGGTGAGGCATACCTACTGCTCAAGACCTGTGCCAAGAAACTACCCGAAGCCATGGCGGAAGAAGAAGACAAGTTCGTAGGAGGCATGGTAGATCGCGGCTTTGGTCAAGAACTAGCCGACAAACTGTTCAGCACGGTAGCTGAGTTTTCAAATTATGCCTTCAATAAATCCCACTCTGTGGGTTACGGCCTCATTACGTACTGGGCTGCCTACCTGAAGTCTAACTACCCAATAGAGTTCATGGCTGCCCTCCTTACCAGCGCTCAGAGGAAGCAAGACAAGCTGAGCATCTACCTGTCCGAATGTAAACGCATGGGTCTGACTGTGATGGGGCCACAGATCAACCGGAGCGAACGAAACTTCCGCCCGTTGGATGACACTACGCTGATATGCGGGTTCCTCGGGATCCGTGACGTAGGTGAAGGTCCGGCACAGGAAATCGTGGAGCAACGCGAAGCCGAAGGGGACTACAAAGACTTCTTTGACTACACCGAACGTGTCGGAGCGAAAGCCCTTAACAAGAGCGTCGTCAATGCCCTAGTGTCATCAGGTGCGTTCGATGCTCTCGGTCATCCACGTCGCGGCCTGGTACAGATCTACCCTCAGATCCAGGCGCAGATGAAGAAAGACTCCAAACGAATCGAGAAACTAGGTGACCTGCAGCTGTTCAGTGTCGAACCCGAGGTCGCCAAGGTAGGCATCCCTGACCTGCACTACGACCAGGCAGAGCTCCTCTCTCTAGAGAAAGAGTACCTAGGCGCATACATCTCGGGCCATCCCCTCGCTGACATACAGGAAATACTGGATGAGGACATCTCGTACACCATCGCTGAACTCAACGAGATGGAAGAAGATAGTTGGTACAAGGGCACCATCGCAGGGATCATCACCAAGGTCGACAACAAGTGGACCAAGAAAGGTGACCTAATGAAGATATTTGACATCGAAGACATGACAGGCACCATTAGCTGCGTCTTATTTCCTCGTCAGACTAAGTTGTTCGGCCAGTTCATCGAAGAAGACGCAGTCGTATACGTGAATGGCAGACCCGAAGACGACCGCAACGGCACCAAGATCCTGGTTGAGACCTGCAAACTCTTCCAGCGTGCTCTCTCTACCTGCCGCAACGTGCACGTCTGGCTACCCGATAGCTACTCACCCGAGATGCTCAAAGAACTGATTCTCAAAAGCAAAGGCGACGGACCCGTTACCGTACGTTACATGGGTAGAACCATGCGACTCCCCGACGAGTACTCCACCAGCGTCGTCGCTCTTCGCAAGGCGATGACTGAAGCGTCTTAACCTGTATGGTAGTTGCATGTCTCCCACTGGTGCTGAGCGTTACTTCAGAGAACGACGAATAGACCCCGACTACGAACTCGCGTATCAGACTGCGCTACGTAGCTTAGGTGGCTGTCCCATCCCGAAGAATAGATGTGGACTACCTCACGCATCAGACCTTCGTAGTGCGTGCAAGATCTGTATCGCTGTCAGGAAACGGGAACGACTTGCACGTAGAGCGCGACGTAAATCCAATTAGCTCTTGATTTGTGGCCCCAAATACCGATAGAATAATGATGCTGACATCGAACCCCGTTGCAGGTGGGTGAGAGGAGGACCAATCATGTGACAGTCCCCTTGGGGACGCATGGAGATTCTTCGACTCAAAGCGAGGAGGCCCCCTTTCGAGGGGGTCTCTTCTAGTTTAGACAGTCACCCAAGAGGAACCGTTCCAACGCTTCAGCGTCGTGTCTGCCCACTCCGCCCCATCCCAACGCTTGAGATCTTTTAATTCCCACGCGGCGCCGGTCCAGTACTTCACTTGGGAAGTAGTCGTCACCAAAGTGATTACTTCGATGTACACCTGAGTGGCGCGACCGTTCGGAGAAGGCTGTGCGATTACTTCTGCATATACCTGAGTGGCACGACCCGTAGGATCGGGTTGCGCTATGACCTCGGTATAGACCTGGGTCGCTCTACCTACCGTCATGGGATTAGCTTACAATCTCTACGCCGATTTCTGCGGCATTAACTGCAGTCACGGTCCAAGCTGAAGAAGTATCAGGGTTGACCTCCCATATCTCAGAGATGATCGCAGGGCTTGTTGATAGACCCTTCCCGGCAGAAGTGTCCGCGGTGGCATTCTCTTTAATGTAGAGACCCATGGTACGGGCACCACCATCATCCTTGAGGGCATACGACTTAACGGCTACGCCGAGAATTGTGGTTCCCGACGCAATAGCCAGATCCGTGCCGTAGGTATCTTTATGTCCGACCGTTGCCGACTCTACATAGTCAGCGGTATCAGGTGGGTCCTCATCAACAAGTAGATGGTTGTTGACCTGGTTGCCGTCGCTACCTGTCATGTCGGAAGTCACGGAAGAGTCCGGACGACCAGGGAGTATGGCTACTTCGCCCAAGAATTCTAGAGTAGTGCTTGAGGCCTCGGCCATAACTAGGTCATCAATCCAGAGATCTTTTGATACAGTAGCTTCGAATTTAAGGATAGCGTTATTACCAGCCGTCGGCGCAGTAGCACTATTCTGGGTATCTATCCCGGACACATCAAGTGTTTGGACGCCGTCAATCTTAATTTTGATCGCACCCGCAGAGTTATGGATTAGAGCGGTTATTTCGACATAATGCCAGGTATCTACAGTGAATGATCCACATGAATATGCGGGAGTGGGCGCTCCGGTCTGAGTATTATCCTTGCCTACCGTAAGACTGCCAGAGGCATCCATATAGAAGTTGAAATAGTTGGTAGTCGTAGACTCCAGAATATCCAACAGCGCTACAGCGGCCGAGAACGACCCAACGTGACGTATGGCAAATCCAACATGGAACGCCTTAGTGAAATCAAATGGGAAAGGCGTAACTGTGAAGTCGTCGGACGCGTCAATGTCAAGACCGTAATCACCCGTACGTTTCGCTGCAGCTAGAATACCGTTGGGACCACTGAGGGAACCTTCGGCGTTACCTGTAGCGAGGCCGTTCTCGAAGCCAGTCGCGAACTTGATTGAGAGAGTCATTAGTTTGTATCCACCCAAAGGTCGCCAGTTGCAGGAGTAGAAGGCGCCGTGGTGCCCACATGGACAGGCTGATAGATGGTGTGGTCGTCGTCAGCGAGACCAGTCAGAGCCCCGTGATCAGTCACCCCACCAGCAGAGACGGCAGTAGGTTCATACTTACCTGATGTCTCATCATAGATGAGATGATCTCCTTCAGTAGGAACAGGATTAACCGTCGGGCCAGTCCCTGTCGTGTACCTGACCCCGTCAGCCCTAATTTGAGTACCAGCAAATGCCATGGTCGTCCCTCCTCAGATACTATCGGACAAAGCCGATGGCAATTCAATCCTAAAGCTTGGGACGCAACCACGCTTGTATCCTGGAAGCTCGCGAGCGCAGTCCAGGAAAACGGCGAATTGGGAGTGAAGGGCGTTGCGCTATATCTTCTGGACTCTCGATCTTCACACGTTCAGCTGCATCTATCGTGGCCTGGTCGGCTCCGATGTCTTTAAGGGTCGCAATGAACTGCGCTTTCGCTTCAGCTGTAACTGGCACTAGCCTGCCTTTAGTGACAAGGTTCCGTCAGGGTCTCTGAACCATCGAGTGATTCCGGTAGCGGGTACGTCATTCGCATGAGCATACGTCCGCGCATGTTGAGGATGTGCGAATACTCGACCGTCTAACAAGAAGATACGCTCACGGCGTGATCCGCAACCCTTTCAATTACCCATTAGTCTGAAACGATTGTGCTGATCTGATCGAGACGTCTATTCAGTTGAGCGGCGGTCTCTAAGACCAAGGACTTGCTATGTGCGTTCGCTACGATGGCGACCACATCGCGTTTCGCTTCCGAAACCACAGCCTTGATGGCTTCGCTGTCGGGGATCACAATGCGTAGCTTGGTCTCGTGTACGGCCTCGTAGCGCCTCTGATCGGTCGAACCCCAGTTGCCGTCCCTCTTAACGCCAAGAGACGCCTGTACGGCGACTACACGGGTTCTCGTGGTGCGTCCGAAGTGGCCATCAATAGACAGGCCACCCAATTGCTTCTGCAGGACCTTGACGTCTGCCCCAATGTCGTTGAGGAACAGCTTGCGCCACACCCCAGGCACCTTCGGGAAAGGTCCACTGAACCAGCCACGCTGAGCGCGCACAGTCGCATGCCACTGTTCACGTTGCCGTCCTGGCAGCTTTCTCAGTACAAAGACAATGCCTTTCGACTCGAAGATGTCCCACACTGGCTGCCACCCAACAGAAGGACGTTCGAAATCTACGGCCCAACCGTACTTCTTTTGACCTCGACGACCCTTCTTTTGATGAAGAGAACCAACAACCTTGATCTTTTCGAAGTCTCTTCCACGAGAATACTTCGGATGAGCAGCTCTTGGCGAACCATACTTCTTGTATAAATAGGCCTGTTGTTTGTAGGTACGCGTCCCCGACAGCATGCGAAGACGAACGCCTGGATAGTTCTCTTCCCATTTCTCGTAGCCAGCGACTAAACGTCCTTGCATGACAGGATGAAGCTTGGATACGTTGACGGAAGGAGCTGTTGTCCGCTTCTTCAGAAACTTTTCAGCCTCTTCTGGGCTATACCGTTCAAAAACGTTCATTTCTCCCCCAAAGATCTCAACACGTCAGTGGCCCAATCAACGTAACCCTCATCTTCTGCTTCTCCGAGCCATGCACTGTCTTCAGTAGCCCGCCATTTGACAGATGGAACCTGTTCCTGGATTTCAATGATCACTTCTTCGATTTCCAACGCGTCATGTAGATGAAGTAGCTTCTCGGCCCCCGTATGTTCTATCTCACGAGCTGGGAAGACGTTACCCAGATGGAGGACCTTATCGACTGAAGGAGATTTCCTTGAGGCCACACGAAGAGAGAACAGCACAGTGACAATGATCGCATTACGCATGGTCCCATCTGAGGCGCCGAAGAATTCTCCTGCCCAATCCGGAACATTAACGTCGTGCTTGTTCCCCAACGTGATGAGGAGAAATGTCATCCCGAGGATGATCGCATCTCTCAGTTTCATTATTCGTTGGGCATTCATCTATGCACTCCCGGTAATAATTGTCGTGTCGACAATTCGCTTGGCAGCCTTTATCGACACCAAGGCCGCGTCAACTGAGGCTTGGAGACCTGCTGGGACTACCGGCACTTCGACTTTAACCTCAACAATGCGTTCGACTTCGACCTCTACTTTGGTAATGGTCTCAACCGTATCTCCTATCTCAGCTAGACGACGACGGAACGCTGCAGTGCTGGAATTACCAGGACGATCGTTCGCGTTGGGGTAGCCTTGGGACTGCTCAAATGCGAACCAAGCAGCACGAGTCTTGGGACCCTTCACTCCATCAATGGCACCCGAATAGAACCCCAGAGTGGTGAGACCCTCCTGGTACCACTCAACGACGCCGTCAGGCAGGTTGTAGTCTTCAAGTTCGTTGAAGTGGTTGTCCCACTGCGACATCCGAATAACGATCATAGTTTCTCCTGAATCTCCATCAAGTAATTGGTTGACGCGGGTCATGATGTCTGGTATGCGAACAGACAGAGCATCTCCGCAACATGCAGTCTGGTAGTGATCATGGTGAGGGTCTAGTTTGAAGTTGCGGGATACGTAGCCTGCCCGAATCCAACTAACGATCTTGTGGGCAACGTTATCGACTGCCACGTCACGCACGATGTGGTACCGCTTGTCGCTTGGCTTGTGGAACGAACCGATAAGAACAATAGACAACGAATACGAATCTACCCCGTTACCGGTCGCTCCGCCTCTCACCAAGGCACCACGTCCTTCAGCCGTGTGGGCTGACACGTTAGAAGCCGAAGCGTTGTAAGCGTAGTCAAAGAAGTCCCCACTGATGTGGGCTCTCTCAATGGCTTGCATCGTCCGAACAAAAGGCGTCTCGTTGGTCACGCTGTGATGCAGGACCACAAGCGAGACGGCCTGGCCTTTGGAGGTTACCGGATGCGCCACTACTTCGTTAGGTTCTTTCAGGCCCCACTCTGACCTGGGAATGTCGATTGGCATGCTACTCCTCGGGCGTATCGGATGGCTCTACTAGGGGCACCGTTTGGAGAACCCTAGTGTAGTGCTCAAATTCCAGAAATGACAACTGCGCAGCATGCATTGCTCTTGTGCCGCTCGGCTCGTAGTGTGGCTCTAGCTCCTCAGACAGCCCAGCCATTGCCATTGCGTAGCTGATCCCCGAAACGTCCAGAACCAAATCCGGGTTGAACCAGCTAGATACTTCAGGAAGCCACTCCGCGATCATGGGTCGTTCGATTATCGCAACTCCACGTCCGGCCAGGATAAACTCACCTGGATCACCATAACGACCCAACAGATCTATGACCTCATGCTGGATAGTTTCGGCATCTTGCATCACGTTCATTTCCATGAGCTGGAAGACACCAAGTGCTTCGTTCTGAACGATGGCCTCTTCGTCACAGCGAACCTTAACCAGTTCCAAACTAGGCCAAGGCTCAAGCACATGATTGACGGCGCCACGGAATTTCCATGGATGATCAGCATCAGTTACCCAGATGCCCACCTCAAGTAGGCGATCACCAATACCTGCATCAGTGTCCAGGTTCGGAACCCGCGACGAAGTCGTACGAATCGAAGTCCATGCCAAGAGTGTGTTCACAAATTACCTCTTTCTCATTGTTGGGTATGTCACTGACAGGACAGCCACAAAATACGTAAGTGTTGTCAGCTGGAAGAAACTGGGCGCAGTGCTCTTGATAGCAAACGCTCCCGTCCTCCAGGTACAGTGGGTTATCTCCCTCAGGAAACATTAGCCGTCGGAGCAACAGGTGCGAACCATTCGATCCTTCGCACGTCGTCTATCCCGTCGTCGCTAGGATGGGGATCCCAAAGAAGCTTACCATTTTCATAGACCACAACGTGACAGAACTCTCCTCGCGGACTCTTTCCCGTCACTATAAACTTGCCCTCAGAAGGAACTTCGGTCACGTCTTCAAACATAAGGACGTGACTTGGAGTCAACAACGCAGCGAACCCTGCATAAGCAAGCCACCATAGATCATCTGGATCATCATTTTCATGCTTGGAATAACGCAGAAAATGGGGCACCGCGTCCATCGAGTCCCAGTCTAGGTAAGAAGCAACTGCAGCTTGAAGACAGTTCCCTGCCTGACCTTGATCATCATCGTGAAGTATCGTCTGTCGATGGAACATGTGTTAATCTCGTTTCCAAAATCGTCTGTTTTGTGCGGTTTTCAATTTCGCCCTCAACTTCAGGTAGTCGCCTATGAGTTCATCTCTTGACAGTTGATACAGTCCAGGATAGCTCGGATGCATGATCTTTTCTTTATCCGGACACCCACGGAGAACACGACGAACTACATGCTGATCGCCTTCTGGTTTAAGAACGTCGATAATGATTTCATTCTCACACGTTGGGCACTTAAATGGGGGGATTTTGAAGATTCGAATTAGTTGGGACACATTCACCTTCGTTTCCTGATGTCCAGTAGAAGAGTCCACAGTTCAAGCATTTACGTTGAGGTGGGTTGCTCGTGTAGACCAGGCCGTCAGATTCATGCTGACGCAAGAACCTTATCTGCAGCAGCGCACCGTACGAACCCAAATTGATTTCGTGTTCTTCCTTATCGGTATCTAAAAAGATCACAACCGGATCAAACCCTATCTCATGCCGAACAGCAATGATCCGACCTGTCATCGGAGTGTCGTCCCAAGTGTCCGGAGAATCTCTAACTCCTTCTAGCGTAACTTCGAAGTCGTTCATTAACGTCTTTCCCTTTGTATCTGTGATACTCATACCAGTCCGGTCCCATTGGCTCTTGTTCCATCTGTAACCATGTCGGCTGCATTCTCCGTGGGGGTGCACCATTTAAGATGACGAGGATTGACACATAGTGGAGTATGACACACAATCGGTTTGTGACAAGCATACATATCAGAAGGGTTAGTCTTTGTTGTCATCGCGAGAACTTGACGATGAGCGTAAGTCGGCTTCCCTTCAATGAGTACTTCCCCATATCCATTAGAAGCCCCGTAAGGCCACAGGATACATTCATCCGTTGAACTGGTCATGGCATCTTGCAGAAATGTCATAGGGGCTCCATTGGGAGTACCTCCAGCAAGAGCGCTTCCATACCTGTACCACCTGAGATAGTGACTATTGCACATCCCTCTAGCCATAATCTTGACTGACTCGCAGTCCTCAACTTTGCACATCAAGCAGAACCTGCAATGGGTCCATAGACTCAGACCATTTTATCTTGAAACCAGATGCGTTGTGATGACCTCCACCGCCGAAAATTTGTGCGACTTCAGACACGTCAAAGCCGGGACCATCGTCATTGCGCGAACGCAGACCAAACTGAAACTCTCCGGGTAGAGCTATGTAATAGGCCGCGAACGCATCGTCAGGATACTCTTCTGCAAGTTCACCTGCGATCATGGAACCCAACGCGTAAGGAGCCTGAGTGACCCAAACAGAGTACCCTCCGATGTTCATACGTCTGGCGTCCTTCTTTGCCGCATCGATGATCTTACGTTGATACCGGCGTACTGCCGTGCCTTCTCTGACCACGTCCTTACGATTGAAAGCCAAGTCGTATGCTAGATTGTCCCAGTCCTCGAACTTCATCGGGGTACTCTGGACAATAGCGTTGATCTCTTCAGTGTCTGGCTTCTCTTTGGTCCACAGGTCGTAGTCCTGGACATAATACACCAAGGCTTCTGCCCCGTCGGGCTGACCTATCCAGTCCCACACCAGCATGGCACCGCTCTTGTTCATGTCAAAGATGATGTCAAGGCCAGGGCAGTCCAACCCTTCAAGGTCTGCTTCAGCCGTTTTGTGATGATCAAGCAAAGTCACATAGGTCGTCTCAGACAGATCAAGAAGTACCTGGCGTGGGTAACTCCAGTCCGCGATGAGAACCCGATCTCCTGGCTCAATTTCTTTGGGCGAATTCAGACGGTCGTATGCAAAATGATGAACAACGTCTTGGCCTTCGTAATGTCGATTCAGTAGCCATGCGCTAGTGAATCCGTCGGGACAGCCGCCATGACTGATTATATGTGTCTTCATTTGATTTCATCTTCCATCGGACGTTGTTCTTTTGTTGCTGCCAAATACGAATTGAGATGTTCGTCGCGCCATCTGGTAGCGGCGTCACTCCACTCGTTAGGAGCAGCGTCCCAGTTCCCACCCCATGCGTTGGCAATCAACAGCCAAGCAGCCATCATTGCATCATCATTTCCGTAGTTCTTGGGATTGGGTTTGACAGCCCCACCTTGAAACGAGAACCATTGAGGTTCCGCTCCATCATGTGAGGTGTAGCACACCTCAAAACCCGAATCACGCATCGAGATGCCAATCTTCTCACCGTCCACGGTAGTCAGCATCGGTCCTATGAAAGCTTCGGTGATCTCTACATCGCATCCCTCAGTGTACAGAGTGGAGGCATAGAGATTGTCGGGATTGCTTAGTCGTATCTTCAAGAGCTTACTCCTACTGGCATGGGGCAACCATTATCGATGGCCGTGTCGTAATCGACAGCATAACCCAAACGAGTCATCTTGTCTAGCAATACACGTTGATATTTCTCTTTGTCAGAATGAACCAAATCATGATCCCCCCTGCATAGAACAATCAGGTTGGACGGGTCGTGACGCCACTCGATCGGGGCTTCACTACGAAAGAATATGTGATGAACATTCAGTTTCGATGTCTCCTCACACATCTGACAAACAGAGTCCCGCTTTAGAACCGCGGCGCGCACATCCTGTGGAATGTCGTCCTTATTCGGCGCATGAAGAACTTTCCTACGCTGATCACTCTTCGCCAACGCGCAACGTTCGGAACAGAATGCCTCAATGGTTGACACATGCCACATCTCCTCGAAATAATCTCGACATCCACTACACCTACGCCGGGTCATTGATTAGTTTCTTAGACTGGGTGTCGTACCAGCATTTCAGATTGCCGAACGAATTACACCTAGGGCACTTCCACCAGTCACAGATCTGAGTCTCAGGACAATGATGAACGGTAGGAATCTTACAATTCTGACAGTCAGGCCTCATCAACGGTTTTGTTCCCATCATCACCCTTTCGAATTCTTTGGAAACGATTATCAGGAAGAGTATCTGGACGGTTACGGTCGGGAAGGTTCTCTTTGTACTCGTCAATGAAATCACTCAAGACTGCTTGGATCTCAACAATCACAGCAGTCTTAGTGTCATCCAGGTCAACCAAAGTCAATCCGGATTCAAGACCTGCGCCGTCAGTCTGGAAGCGCTGCTCCATGTAATCGATCCGTATACCTTCCTTCCCAAACGATATGTTGGTGATGATGTAGTCTCCAAGGATGCTCATGTCTTGGTCCATCCTCCTTCATCTCGAATGCTTGCCATCGCCTCTCTCTTTTTTCGACCCTCTTCGGTGTTGTCGTAATCAGCACCGAATGTTTTCAACGGCTTCTCAGCATTACTTGAGCCAGGAGAGAAGATTGGTTCCTCTTCCATTACCCCATCTCCGTCAAGTGGAGTCGTGCGGACTCCTCGCTGGGTGAAACTTTCAACACTACCCATACTCGCTGAGTCATCCTCAACCCCACCTCCTGTGACCGCGGCAGAGTTCAGTTCGGTCACTTTATGTGCATTCGGCGGTTCGACCTCTGCATCAGGAGCAGCCACAAAACCAGCAAGGTCCATGAGCTGCTTCATAAAGTCAGGACCAGTGATGTGATGCAAAACGTCACCTTCCACCGAATTAATCTCGAACGACGCGGCACCTACTTTGGCAACTATGGTGATATTTACTGGGATTGCCATTGTGTTCTCCTGAATTCAAGAAGTAGATCGTTGATCTTATCCCAGTCTGCGCTTTCTGGTAGGCCTGAGGGCGTACTGTCGATGCGGACAAGCTTCATTTCAAACCAAATCGAAAGTTGATCATCGTCCATTTGCTCTACGAATCGCACCTCTTCGATCTGACTGGGAGTGAGTCGCACTTGCAGAAAACCTTCGTCTAGGGCTTGCTCACACTGGACCACCAATCGTGCGATGTGGCGTTTGTGTTTATTCTTACGTTTGCGCAGCTTAGACTTGAACGAACCGTCACCTCTACGTTCTAGACGTCTCACCTGTTGCAGGGCGTAGCCTCCATAAGAGTCACGGATCCTCTGAGAGATGAACATGTCACGATTCTCGACCAGCACCTTACCAATATCATCGGTCGCGACCGTGTAGTCGTTGAGGTACAACAACTCCAACACCGCTGGGTTACTTCTTCCTGCGAGGTACATGTACTTCTTGAGTTCGTGATACGTCACGTCTGGGTCGTTACAAGACACGGACGCCTTGAAGAACGGCATCCCCAACAGCGTGTCGAGGGGGGCAGCAAAGACCCCCAACTTATCAATGTCAGACTCAGGTGTTGCAAGGCCATACGCGGTCGAACCGACAATGCCTTCGAGTACGGGGGTTCCTATCACATCGCCTCCAAAGCCCATACCGTAATCCCCGCCACAGCACATACGGCTACCTCTGCAGCCACAAAAAGTGCGAATGATTCAAAAGAATCTGCGCCCAGACCAATAGCGATAGTCGACAAAATTATCAAGACCAAGACGGTCATCCAAACCCGTGCTAAGTATTTCATCTGTCCTTCCTAAAGATCAAGAGAGTCGAGTAGTTGCGTCTAGCATGAATCTGTCGACGACCCAGAGGCTGACGTCTGTAGCCAGGTAGGTGCAGCATATCAACTAGAGTCGCATCATCAGCTAGATGTTGTGTAATCAACATCGTCTGCCAATGAACTCGACCAGAAGACACCTGATCCTGACACTTGGCGAGCAGCATGCCCTTAGGTTTCAGGACACGTAGACACTCGTCGAGGCCATCGTATATCAGTTGATGACGTTCGTCAATCGGCACGTATTTATTGACACCGTAGCTCTCGTCTCCAGAAGCAGGACCTTTGCTAGTCGGGGTGCCGTTTAGCTTGTAGGGAGGATCGAACACCACCGCGTCAAAGACCCTATCCATATGTGGCAAGGCAGTGAAATCGTGATGGATCGTGGCATCGCTATTGGGATCCAGATCAGAAATCACAAGACGGTTCGGTTGCCAATCGTTCCAGAACCTGCCCTTGCCATACGTAGGGTCCAGAATCGTCCAGTTCTTTCGAAGATACCCGAGCTGTGCACACTGAGCTATCAGCTGTGCGTTGTTCTTAGCCTCGGATATAGCCATCACTGGCTTAGAGGTCATCCCATAACGAACTGCGCCAGTGCGGCTGCCCTACGAACGAGATCCTCGTTTGACCTGTCCTCCTCCCTCCCTATGAAACTCTGAACGGCCTGTTCCACTGCTCTCATTCGGATATCCTGATTAGCATCCATTATCTAGCTCCTTCTCCTGTTCGTGATCTAGTCCTTTGATACTCTCTGGTTGGAATTTCCACCAATGGTCGTACTCAGGGGTTTCCCACCCATAAGTCTCAAGATGAGACTCAAGCTTACCTCTAACTTCAATATCCATGAAGATATCTTCTCCGCCAACCGGGGATAAAACCTCATCACGACAACGTTCGCAGTCCGGATCTAACTGGACCTGGCCCTCTTCGATCGTAAGTATCCAGTTATGCCCGATCGGACCAACAGGACAGAGCGGCATAGGTGGTCCCAGCTCTGGTTCAAAAGGCTCAAAAGGCCCGAACATGACTGTCATAGCGGTTCCCAACTCCCATCAATCTTGACCTGAAGCAGCTTAACCTCTAGCGCGACCTCTCTGTCACCAGTATAGATCACCAGCTTCTCATTGTCCTGGCGCAAGAGGGTTCCCATTCTTGGATAGTCAGCAACGGTCAATCGATACCGAACAACCATCCCGCCTCGCAACAAGGGAGAGGTGAACACCGGAGATGTATCCTCATACGTTGGGAGATCACCACCGTCCGTGGCAGTCAGGTATTCCTGATAAACCTCATCGCGTTCAGTTGCGGTCCGTGCTATCTTCATCCTATCTGCATAGTGGTTGTCATGCACCGACTTCAGCATTTCTCGTAAGGTTTCTTCATCGTTGGTGCCTAACCTAGCGAGGATCCTCATGTACCCATCCTGATGGGCATACTTCCAGGAACCCAACAGCTTCTCAATATCGAAATGCTTCACCTTACGAGTGTGCTTGGCCCACCTGACCACATCAACCAGAGCTAACCATGTGGCATCAGGGTATTCTTCAAAGAAACCATTGGCGATCTTATGCAAAGCTGGAAGTAGCTTCGCTGTCGGATGAGCGACGCCTAACTTCTGATGGGCGTAATCAGCCCACGAATTGAGATCTACAACGTCCTCTGGTGTTATCATCTTGATAAATTTCTGCCTGTTGTTGTTTAGGCGCGGCACGTCAAAATCTTACGTACTCGCCATTGAAAAGAAGCGGAGGGTCGTCTTCCCCCATGACTTGGGTATCAGTGAATTCGACTTGCACGCCAGACTCTTCGAGCATCATGAAGGCGATGTCGATCGACTCGGCCCAGTTACGACGATTGCTTTCTGACTGATCAAGATCAACTGTACGGTAATACGAATGGGAAACAAGACGGGCGATACCCGACTGGATAATAGCGCGTGCACAGTCAGGGCAAGCTGCCCACAAGGCAACCATAGTCCCTTCTGCACACGAAGCTCCGCTAACTCCTGCACTGTACACGGCATTGCGTTCAGCGTGTTCGATCACCTGATACTTAAGCGGACGAATCAGACGTTCCGGACTTTGACGAACCCCCCATGGGTAATCATTTCGACATGCTGAGATTAGATGACCGTAAGCACTGAGGATCACTGCTCCCGTTTGGGTCGACGGATCGGGAGACATCCGAGCCTGCATGTACGCCAATCTCATCGCTTCATCTACATTCATCGCACAAAACTCCTATCGCCTTCTCTGTGCCTACGCAGGACTTCCGTGTAGTCAAAATGACTCTTCTTCCACAAGTGCAACTCATCTTTGGCCCTTCGAAGATCGTCGTCGCCATACACAGTATCATGCAACGGCACAAGCGCAAGGGAAACCGGAGCGAATCGCAGTGCAGCACTCACCCCAACTCCACCGTGACGAGATTTCAAATACTCTATCTCCCAAGAACCGTTAGTTTCAGCAGGACCAACTCCTGGATCGTTCATGTCGTTCATCAAGGAGATCACAAAGTCTGCTGTTTCTTCGATCACGCCTGACTCACGAGCGTCGTTCAACTTGATTGGCTTCCCAGGTTCTGATCCGCGATTCACCTGATGAGGAGCGTAGATCGGGACCTGCATGTCCTTGGCAATCTCCTTCATGGCCATGATTGCCTCAGATGTACGAACATACGGCTCGCCCTTAAAAGCACGTGCCCAGTATCCAAGATAATCGACGACCACCATAGTGATGTCGCCTTGCAATTCATCTTCGGCCTGACGAATATTGGTGCGCAGATCATCAGGAGACAACCGATTCTTGTCGATCATCATGAAGTTGTTGCGATAGAAATCTACAGTTGAATCCTCCAGGGTTTTCCCCTTTGCTTCACCTTCGATTGCCGCACTCGGAATGAGATGAGGATTGTAGAATCCGTGGATACGACGCGCACGCTCGAACCATTCATTCTGAGTCTGCTCCAGAGACACAAACAGAATCTTGGTGCGGTCGGGGTACATCTTCACCTGGCGCTGTATGACGTTAATCGCAGCTATCGTCTTTCCTGTCCCTGTGCGGGCAAGCATTACCATCACCTGTCCTGGCAAGAGCCCCGGACGAATGGCAGTGTCAAGGAGGTCAAAGCCCAACTCAACACCTGTGAGTGTTGGATTTCCTTCTCGCTCTCTCCACATTTCGAATGCGTCCATAACGGACACGAGCTGTCCAGAAGAAGCGCGTCGGAGGAGTTGATCGAAATCTTCGACTTTGTAGCCGTACTTGATGAAATAGTCTGTGACATCTATCTTCTTCTCCCCGAGTGGAGGGGTGGGCATCTCCACGATGCGAGATTTACCACCAAGCCAACCAGCAATCTTCTCTGCCCCCTCACATCCAGGCTCATCGTTGTCGAAACAGATGAAGACCTTTCGCACATCGGCGAACGAACGCAGCCATTCTTCTTGGAAACTTCTAGCTCCGGGTATACCTATCGCTGAGTAGCCCAGATCTTCAAGCAAGATGGCATCAAACTCACCTTCAGTGAAGACTATGAAAGAGTTTTCTTCGAGCACTATGTCGATATTGAAAGGAATAGGTAGCTGACCAGGAGGGGTCTTGTACTTGTTCTTGACTGCACCGAGGTCTCGACCGCGGATCTGAGCACACGTACCCTGCACGAAGTACGGAATCATGATCATGCCGGGCGTGAAGAAGTCCTTGCCCGTATCCCACACCAAACCAGTACTACTTATGTGGTCTCTTTGATGCCCGTTCATCAATAAGTAATCGCCAAGCTGACCATCTGCCACGCCCAGTTTGAAACGCAAGATCACGTCCATAGACAGACCGCGCTCTTGCTGCAGGTACTCTAAGGCTTCCAGGTTCGGCTGAGGGTCACTCTCAGTGCCTTCTCCGTAGATCAGACGTTCATGGTAGTATTGAGCAGCCTGAGACAGTATCTGTAGACGTTTGGACTTCTCTACAGGAGTGACTTCACCGTCTGGGGCGTCACCAAAATGATGGCGGATCTTGTTGAACGTGCCGCGCTCGTCACACCTGTGACAGAAGAACTGCCCGAAGTGGGGGTGTTCTGAGTCGGCCTGGATGTATAGCCGTCCAGTTTTAGCCTCGCCATCTTCACCATGGAACCAACACAGAGTCCGAACATTGCCGTTCGAAGCTGGATGAAGTTCGATGTTTTTAGATTCAAGGTATGAGACTACGTTGCTCATTAGGTCCTAGTATATCCGAAACGTCTTGACAGGTCAACAAAGAAGAGGGGTGGTCTAACTCACCCCTCTTGGGCCTCAAAGGGTCTAGCCAAAAGGCTCTTCGTTGGGGTCGTATCCAGCATTCTCGTTCGGAGCGAGATGTTCCTGAACTCGTTCCTGAACTGTCTGGTCGGCTTTGGCGGGATAGACATCAGAAACCCAGTTGCTGAAGGATCCATTGTCGCGTTTCTTGGCCTTCACGACAACACGGCATCGAAGACCGTCAAGGCCACCAACTTTGTCATCGTTCTCCGAACCGTCGAGGTCGATTGCGAAGCCTTCAGGCAGTACCGGTTCGTCCAGGATCGCCCTGATCCAGTTCGACAGCTTGCAGGTCGGCCACGTTCCCAACAGCAGGCCTGTAGTCCCCCACACAAATCTGTTGTTGTATGGTCCGTCGGGGTCAATGATCTTGAACTTGAAATTGAATTCGCGATTCTTGTAGGGATTACCGTCGGCATTCAGGAGCTGTTTCTGGGTGTCACGATCGGTGGCGTACCATTGAGTCTCTCGTTCAGCGACGTCGAGAACCGTCACTTCAAATACAGACTCTTCCGAGATCTGCGTACGATCATCGTCGTCGTTATTTCCACTCTTCAGTTTTATGACTGTCATGTTATGTCCTACTCATGTTTTTCTTGGCTTGGCTGATTTCTTTGGTGTACTCGTCTTCACAGAGGAACTTGCGTACCCTCAATCTAGACAAGTTTGCTTCTCTAGGTGTGATCTCCACACCTGTGACTTGACAGAATAGTCCAGTATCCATAGACTCATTTGGTATGGGTCGGACACTTCTATCAGGGAGCTTAACTCTACTAAGGATCTTGGTGCCATCCACCTCATATACGTAACGCATACCCATTATTTGCATGACAACACCGGCCTTCGAGAATTGGAAACCCATGCCCTCATCAACAGTGACAGACGCACCATCGTTAAGCGTCTCTAAATCAACCTTAGCCTGATCTGAAGATCGAGAAGGGTCGTCTTCTGTGACTACTGTGGCACGTTCCACAGTGTCGCCCGGTTTGGGTTTAGCTGCAGGCGCTGGAGTGGGAGCATCCTTTTTCGCACGTTCCAGCGCAGCCTGTTTCGCGGCAGCCAGTCTGGCGGCGGCGGCGGCGGTTTTCTCTACGACATCCTCAACGGTCGGGATGCTTGTCTCAGGCTTAGACCTTCTCTGAGTGGTTGGCTCTAGAGGTGGAGCCGTGGGTGCCTCAGCTTCGAAGTCTACATCGATAATTTCTCGCTCTTCCATCTCAGAAATGCGTTCATTGATGCGAACGATGATGTCGACGAACCCAGTCTCGAAATCGCATTCAATCAATGCTGGCAAAGTCTCAGTACGGTCCTTGATCCACTCAAACTTGTCGAGCTTCTGGGTGTAGACGTTAGAGATCTTCTCGTATTCGGCCTCTTCGTCCTCGTCGCGGTGCTCCACCAGAGCTATGGACCTGTCATCCATGAACAGGGCGACGTCAACGGCCTGTGGTATCTGATGAGCCCCTGCACCAGAAATGTCTAGCTTGTAGCTGGTCGCTCCTGTTTCGCCATCATGAACATCCTTAATGTGACTGATGAATATGACGTTGTAGTCCATAGAGCACAGAGCACGAGTGAAAACATTGAGTTGAGTAGCCAGCCAATCCCAGTCGCCAGCCTGCATCTCATCACGGCGTTTTGATTCCTTGCGCTCATTCTGTAGGATCCGCGCCACTTCATCGATTGTGTCAACAATGATGGTGTTGACTGGCGTACCGAACTGTTCCTCCACGAATTCAGGACCATTGGATAAGAACGCGACAATCTCTTCGAGCTGATCAGAATTCTCGATACGATTGGGCGTCTCTGGATCGTCATCACGTGCGGGATAGACGAGTATCCCCCTGTCTGCAATAGATGTGAGACCGGCATCCACATTCAACAACAACGGATTCGGAGCCGTAGTAGCAAAAGGAGTCTTTCCGACACCTGGCCTACCCGAAAGCAAGAAATTCCACCAAGGCCCATAATCAACGGACCCGGTTCTGCTAACTCTGATCATCTTCCAGCTCCTTGCTTAGTAGCCATTGTGCCCACTCTCCTTCTTCCATGAATACTTCCAGTGCGTGTGACCACTGCGTGACCGAATATATGAAGGCGGTATGCAGAACCTCCGGTTCATCAACAGCGTCAAGCAAATCGTAAACCACGTTAGGGTCGCCCATCATTATTGCAGAAGCACACGCCTTGGCTAAGGCAATCCCCTCTTCAAGAATCTGACCTTCATCGATCATCTGATTCTCTCAGCCCTGGCCTCAAGAACTACATGCTCTAGTGGTAGTGTAGTTGCACACAAATCGGTGTATGAACACCAAATACAAGATTTCCCAGAGATGTCAGGAACGTGCACGTCCATCTCTTCAGCGTGAGCGATCTCTTTGATCACACGCGCCATACGCATGAAGTCTAACTCTTCACGAGGGCCAACATCTAAAGTCTTGTTGTGCCAAATCGCATGCCACACACCACGACGTTTGTAATTCTTGAAACGCTCGTACAGCTCTTCACCATTGGGGAACGAATCCCAGAACTCAGGCTGCATAGACGCATACAGGTAAACAGTGAACTGCATATCAAAACGAAGCTCAAGATGTGTGGGTCTGTAGCTTGAGGTCTTGTAGTCAATTATTCTCAGCTCTTTGTTTGAACCCGAGCCGACGATCTCTATGCAGTCCACGAAGCCCTTTAGGATATGTTCGCCGAAAGGAACGACGAAACGGTGCTCTGCTGCGACGATCTTTCGCTTCTCCCAACGACACTCCTCATGAAACTTCTCTAGGAACTCATAGCCTTTGACTTCTAGTTCACCCCAAGACATCTTGGGTGGCCACATCCCAATCTCAGCAGGATGCTTGAGCTTGCTTGGGTTTACCCAAACCTCACGGAAATGTTCCTTAGCTTCTTTGATGTCACCCGTGATATTGTACAGCTCTAGAGCTTCGTGAATGCAAGAACCAAACACCGTCTTCGCGTGAACCGGTTCGTCAATCTTGAGGACATCCTTGAAGTGGCTCTGCAAAGGGCAGGCCATCCAGTTCTTGATCATGCTGGCTGAGAATTTCACACCACTGCCTCAAATCCGGCCGCGAATGCATCAGGTTTGCATGGGTAGAACTCACCCACCAGACCCTTGATGATCCAGTCATTGTGTCTGGCCTCCATAGTGCCCTCAAGAGTGGGTAAGAAGATGCTCCGAGTATTGTCATCTTTGAGCGCACCAAAAACCCAGCCCCCTTTTTCGTAGGCATCCCTGACTGCTTTCGGAAGCGCAAGCCAATCATGTTCTGCTGCATAATTCAATTCGCTCACACGCCAGGCATCCACTGGTAATGGCTTCTTACGATACTGCATCGGTCTCCTTCTCCACGGCGATCGCTCTGACCAGCCATGCAATCTCAATATCTTTCAACCCCAGAACCAAAGCGATCTTAGAGAAAGCCTTTACCGAAGGATCAATCTTCCCTGACTCGACCTTGGCCACGTAACTGGACGACATGTCGACCTCACGTGACAGAGCAGCAGCCGACATGCCCATTAACTGTCGGTGGTATCTAATCGTCTCACCTAGCAAGTTCATCGTCTAGCCTCGCGACTTCGAGCATTGCGGCGGCGTCATAAACGTAGAACCCCATCGGAGTCCACCACCCACCCTTATCGTAGTCCCACAAACGAGGAATCTCATCAATAGGAGGTTCGCCGAAGTCGAAGGTCTCAGGCATAGGAAACAAGAAGTCCGGATCAACTTCGAATTCCCATTGTATCGCAGTGATTGGATGCCGAGGGGCACCAAGAAGCCTGCTTGCAGGAAGCCATCCCAAGATGTCTACTTCATCGAGACTGTCACCCTCAACGAAGACAATGACATCGTAATCCTGTTCGTACAGAGGATCCACTCTGAACGGAGGGCGTTTGTACGCGACAACACACACCTTACGGTTGCGCTCATCCCGCACATTCAGCACCATCCTGTCGTCGTAGCTATCCAGATCCAGCTCCAGACCATACATGCTGTCCATCACAGCTTCAGCTGTCGACAGAGAACGAGGAGCCTCAGGGGCTACAAATACTCGACGCTTATGGATGCTTTGGGCTAGGTTTAGAACCTTGTCTATGTCCACGGCCAGAGTATAGGCCAGACGGACTACATGATGCGAGGCAAACTGCGACTATCAGTCCAGTTCAGATTTGTAATCCTCTATCTTCGTAGCAACGATGTTATGAATCTCTTCTTCAGTCAGGCCTGTCTTGACTGCGAAGTCGCGCAACTTCTTCTCTGCTGCCGCCTCACCGATTTGAATCAACAGTAGAACCAACCGACGCAATGCGAACATGACCGACACAGCGACAGCACCGATCATCCCCAGGAAGACTGCGTCTAGGTCGTTAGAGGAGGCAAGCGTGTACAAACCCCCCACCATCATCCCCCAAATATACATTCCATAAGCAATGACTTTCTGGAATGCAGTGATCTTCATCAAAGCTAGAAATGGAATCACTTGTTCCCCCTCAAATAAGTCGTGGACAGCACTCTCTGGTAGAGAGGCTGACAAGACATCCGCTGATTTATCCACACCTCATCATCGGCATTGCGACCCAAGAGATCAATCTGTTAGGTCATTGGTCACTGTTTCGGAACCCTGTTTTACATGCAGCAAAATCGTGATGGTCAAATCAAAGTCGGTTGGAGTCGCACCACCACCGTCCTGATCTATGTCCCAATTGAGCAAGTCACCCTTTGTGAGAGCAATAACGTCAGGCGTTGTCACCAATCCGAACCACTCCGTGATAGGAATCTCAGGACGATTAGCTTGCGTCGTGAACACCGTAGTCCAGCCGGGGGTGGCCTGATTGGTGCTGTAGTAGTTCACATCTGTGATGATGTACTGACTAGCCGCTGCGTAGCTCGGATCTCCGAGAGTGATTGCTATCTCCTGAATCTCTGCATTGTCAAATGGGCAACGCCACATGTCAAGAGCCTGATCGATGATCACGGTCCCTTTCTGCTGCCACGTGATGGTGTAAGGAATCGTGAGCAAACCGGGAGGGAGGTACCCGTCGACGTTCGCAGCATTGGTGAGAGTTATCTTGTCTGGCTGTCCAACGATCTGAGATACCTCAGGGGCTGTTTTGAATCCTGTCGGAGTGCCAACGTCGATGTATGAGGTAACTACTGTCGGATCCAGGTCTGATACCGTTTCGGTGACTGATACCAGATCGGTGGCTTCCCAAACACCAGCAGTTTTCGAACGATAGATCCTCCACGTAGCTCCTGCTGGCACTACTGGAGTGGCACCTGGGAGGGTGACGGTGATATTGTTCTGAGAGTTCGTGCTGTTGCTGATCGGTGGATGACGATCACAGTTTGGATTGATCGTTCCATTATCAATGTATTCGGTTGGAGGAGTCGCAACCGACATGTCGACGGAAGCGAGGAAGTTGTAGTTCGCCTCTCCAGGAGCCCTGCGGTAGACGTTGAAACCGGTCGCACCAGAAGGCAACGACGGTAGAGCGAGTGTTATTATGTTGGTGATTGTCGCAAAGGCCATAGAAATAGCCGTAACCGTACCGCGACGCGTCTCCCTAGACGAAGTGTCCACGTAAGCCGTCAGGGCGTAGTTGTAGAGGCCACCAGCCAGAGAACCCCCTGTAGTGACAGATGACAACGAAACGCCACCAGGAGACACTACAGGAGCAGCTGTGGCAAGGGTGGCCTCAGGAGAGGCGGTCGTCTCAGACCCGAACTGGTCTACATAGCTGTATCTGTATCGCCAGGTTTGACCAGCAGTCAACGCACCTGAAGCCGTGTCGAGGACAAGCGTAGGCGCCAATGTCGGATCGGCGATACTTACAGCGGAGCCCGTATGCTCGTGTTCCCTACCAAGAGCAAGCAATCCATCGATACGATCACGATCGCTGTCAACAAATGCGTATCCGTTCGCGCTTAGGCTGTCACCAGGAGCGAGCTTAGTGAGTCCGTAGTTCAGTGTTTTTGAAGCCATCTTCCTATCCTCTGGTCCTTCTAACTATGTCGGTCCATATCATTCCGATATCAAGGCTGAGCTACCGGTGATTAGACTTGATGTTCCCGTAAACCCACCTTCAACGACAAGAAACGACAAATACGAAGCAGTCCAGTTGGTCCTGTCGGTCTGTACCCAGACGTTGAAGGTGTGAGTGCCTGCGCCCAATGAGTGTGTCGCGGTCATGTCTAGATTGAAATGATCAGCGCCGGAAGCGTCGTACTTCTGACCTCCCACAGGCCCTCCCCAATAGGTCGTACCATTCACTACGAAATAAGCCTGGGCGGTAAAGACGCTCCCCGAGCCGCCACTGTGTGTTAGCTGTCCATGGAAAATGAGGACTACAGAAGCAGAATTCTCAAGGACTATTTCTACGTCCTCCCCAATGAGAGTATCTTCAGAAGGATCTCCCGAGATGTCCGTGAAGAAACCCCTGATGATGGGAGTGCCACCACCTATAGCACGTGCAGAGGACACCCCTTCAGTTTGACGGGTACGAAGAACGACTATGTCTCTCACGTTGAAACCTCCACCCTAGACTCAACACCCCAAGGTCCACGATCTGAGTCACTCTGAGGAAAGGCAGCGATCGATGTCTCTCCGCTCGTGTCAGTAAAAGCAAACCCAGTCGCATTGTTGTTCTGGTTGTTGCCGATTGGTGAAGTCTCTGGTCCTAGGCACTTAACAATAGTGGTCACAAGATCTGGTGATGGAGAAATGAAAGCGACACATTGATGTGTCTCACTCCAAACATAGAGACCGCCTGCAGGGGTGACAAGCAATGGGATGTTGTTAAATCTGAAGCCAACACCGTGGCCCAGGCCAGTCGTAATGCCATCAGTGGGCGAATAGTGTCTGAGGTCATGATCCCACGAAATGAATGACCCACTCACTTCGTTAAGATGGAGATGCCCGACCGAGAAATAAACGCCGCCTTGCCCGTCAGGAGCAACGGGTTTCATAGACAGGAAGCACGCTGCTGGTGATGATTCGTCACCATGACTTGCCTCCGAGAAGAGTTCCGATGCTGAACCACCGAGAGTCATCGACCACAGCGCGCCTTCGTTTCTGGCAGTTGCATCATCTCCCCATGTGGTGTTGTTTGTGTCTCCCCACGTCCCAACCCACCAGTGACCCTGTGTTGCGTCCCACATTATTTCGGGTCCAGTGCCATAGGTGTTGCTGTCAAACGTTGCTATCGGTGAGGCCCCTAAACCGTAACCCCATTCCGAGTTGGAGCTATTGCCATCCCAATGACCATCTATTACCCAGTACGGGACTCCATCATGGGTCATCCCAGCGCTATTAGCGCCGTTGAATGGGTTGGTAAATCCGATCGAAGCGATCAAAGAATCCACTCCAGAAACCAGATCTAGTGTGCGTAGCTCTTTCGTAGTCGAACTGAGAGACCGGGAATAGCTCAATAGGTCGCCAGTGCTACTTAGGCCGACGGAGCCACCAATAGTGAAGTCAGTAGAGAAAGTTGGGTCGTGCAAAACTATCGGAGTTGGGCAATCTTCCGGGATGAACGTTCCGTCTGTCCCCAACATGAGGAACCCTGACCATTCTCCGTGAAACGTAGTGATTTCTGACCCTGGATCATCCAGTTCGGCATATATCGTATGAGAACCAGCACCCGGAATCCTCATCCCTGTTACGTGACGCGTGCCTATTCTCTCTGTAACGCCAATGCCGCTGTGTGGAAAGTCCGTCAAACGAACGCCATCCATATTGAAATAGAGCGTGTAGGCATTCACCGGCGTACCCGAATCGACCTCGGGCGTGATGCATGCGACCATGAAAACAGTAGCAGTTAGGTCAGCATCGTCAGACACAAAGATGTTAACAGGATCGCTCCTCCAGACCGTGCCGTCCCTTATCAAACCCGTGATGGCATATATGGCCCCACCAGCCTCGGAAGCATGACTTCCGGAAGGAGCGGCTTCTCCGTCTCTGTTGCGAATAACGTTAGGCATGATTCATCGATTCTACTAAGGGAAACTCAACGTAGTGTTGTCATCGGTGTTGTCGGTGTCCTGGCCCACCACGACCCACAGCCATCCACTTACCAAGTCATCATTGATGCTACTCATAACGATTTCGTGGCAGCCTGCAGCAAGAGTAGTGACACCAAAGATGACGGGTTCCGCACCCGTAGCGCCCGATGGAGAAGTAACGACAGGACCCAAGGACGCCTCCACTCCATTGATGACAAAGGTGAGCGAAGTAGATGTTGTGTTGTTTGCATATCCCACGAGCAAGATGGTGCTTTGTTCCTGGAGAGTGATGGTGCGACTTACTAGAGCCATTATGCTTTCCTCAATGCCACGGTGAATTCGCCGACGCCCCAGTCCACACCAGTGTTTGCCATAGTGTAGTCATCTTGTGTCGATGCACCACTCAAGTCTTGAGTCCAGAACACTGCCGCCCCCCAAGCCCTTTCGCTGATCCCATCAACAGCAGGACTGTCAAGATAGTTACCTACAGACACATGTGGTGGAGGTGCAGTTGTCCTCACACCGGGCGTGTTCGCAACCAGGCCACCTGCCGTAGAAGCGCTAAGAAGGATCGTATTGTCATTGATGACCGTGTTAGACCGAGTCCTGAAGGGGTTCCTCTTGAAACTGGTATTGATGAGGAACGACGAATCTATGGGGTTGCCGGTAGCTCTGACCCCTTTAATTATCCAAACAAACCCTACGTTCACGTCTGCACCAGGCGTAGTAAACTCCCATGTGCCACCCGCTATCTCTGCAGCTGCATCCGTAACTGTCATGTAACGGGTCGAGATGCCACGATCAGGGGAACCGCCAGATCCAGATGTCGAACGATGTTCAGTCCAACCTGTGCGAGCGTAGAGGATGTCAAGGTTGTCTGTCTTGTGATTCAGGTGGTAACAAAAGTCCCCGTCTTCCAAGTCTGTCGGGACGGTAAAAGTCTGGGTGTCTGTAGACACTCCGTCAGAGTTGTAAGCAAGAATCGATCCAGTTACTTCCGTAAAAACGGCACTGTAAAGGTCGGTATCTCCAGCCGCGACGACACGACGATTCGCCGAAACCGTTTCGGTGTTTCGATTGCGTACGTATACAAGTCGGCTCGGCATGATTAGATAGTGATCGGCGGGACAGTCTCCGACCCTGCCACTGGATTAGAGACGGCCCTCCCCGTAAAGGTCCAATGCAAATACACATCTGTATCTGGTGGGCCTGTGGTCACTATTGCAAGAGTTGCACCCCTATACCAGATACGCAGAGACTGACCAAACAAATCAAGGTCTGGCTCGTCTATCTCCCACTGTGAGACAATAGCGCTGATTGTGGGAAACGTACCCTGAACCAACGACGAGCCCTCAGCTAGTTCTCCACCAAATTGGAAGATCGGAGGCTCAATGTATATGACAGGGAACCTAATATCGACTGTGGCCTCTCCCAAGCCAAGAACTCTTGTTCTGCCCTTGATAACGTATTCGGCAGGAAGAACATCACGATTGCGTTGTAGGTTCTGCTTGCCCCTAGCAGTAGCAGCAGGCAGAGATGTCGCACGAGCACGTGAGGTGCTACTACCAACAGATCCGTCTCTAGGACCTGGAAATGTGGGAATGCTAGGCATTAGATTGACCCTGCTCCGTCTCCGCCTGGATCCGGAACAAAAGCGATTGGGATGGGAGTGTTGATGTCCAGTAGTACATTCTGAATTCCGCTATCGAAGCCATCTAGAGGTGGAATCTCAGTATCAGGGAAATACGTACTGATGAAGAAATCACGATTGAAAACCCAGTCGTCTTCTTCTCCTAGCCAGTTCGTTTCGAGAGTCATGGTCCACTCGTTAGTGTCCAAATTGTGGTTCGAAGAGATACTGCGAACATAGTGAATGTAAGACTCAGAAGTATTACGTTCTGTAATGCGAATCTGGTCGTTGATCTGGATCTCTGGATTAGCAAGAATAGTCACGCGACCACTCCGCGACTGGAACATAATGTGCAATCCAATCAGAGCGGCAGTCAATCTCTGCTCTATCTCAAGCTGATATATCTCGTTGATCAACATGGCTGGCTTCACCATGCCTCTCAGTAGAGACACCTGCTCAGGAATATGACGCACAAACTGTGTGCGATCATCTGTTTCGCTAGGAACATTTGACCCTACAATGATCTCCGAACGCATAGACTTGTCGGAATGCTCAGATGTGTAATCAACAATAACTTGACTGTCTAACAACTCGGGAATGTATGAGGTGCGCTCTCCTAGTTCAGTGGTGTTGCCTGCCGACCACCAGTTAGGAGAATGAAACCTGACGGCACCCTGTTCATCAATGAAGAAGATGTAGCCCAATATTTCCTTGACGGCTGTAATGACCTCCATCGGACTTTTCTTGTCAAAGAAGTCTTCTTCCATGCATTCAGTAGGTGCATTGCCAGCAGTTTCAATCAGGCCATGCACCTCAGCCCCTCCAGCAGGAGCAACTCCTTCATAAAACAAGAATCCAGACCACAACAAGATGTCTTTCACGGGATCGGTCCAGTCCTGAATGTTTCCATCCGTACGCAACGTGGAATCTGGGATCTCATCCACGCCCGGAGTGCCAGGAGTACCATCTATGCTTTCGCTGACATGGCGAGCCTGCACTTCTCTTAGGACCGCACGATAGAAGAATGGACCAATCGGAGAAATCCAATTCTCAATTGTGGTGATTCGAATCCGCTGCGCCGTGTAAGTCCGATCCAACTTGTACCACCTGCCCGCATTTGACACGGAGGCGCGTCTCACGTAATTGATGTCTGTGTCTTCTACTGCTGTGTTCTGAGAAGCATTGAGCGAGTCGGATTTACCGTCCCCATTTGCGTCATCCCACGGGATAACCCGAGCCCCTTGCCAAACACCACCTTCTCTGATCGAGATCCAGGTGGTACCAAACGAATTGTAACTTGATTTGATGTAAACTTCACTGACACTAGCTCCATGTGCTCTTGCTTCCCACCAAACGCGAGAGAAGATACGTGAAGGATGGACAGTACCAACGGACCACGTCTCGGTCTTCCTGTCACCATCAACCCACGCGTTGACCCTGCGGCCGTGATATAGATCATTGTCGGCCAGACTTGGATACCATCTTTGTACGTTGCTGTCGAAATGGGTGAGGGTCACCGGTTCCGTATTCGTAGAGTTCTGAGTCCCCGGAACCGGATCTACGGCTGGTGAGCCAGGAACAAGTTCGTAAAGGAAACGACAATATCTGAGAGGGTAATAGCGGTCAGGAACAAGAGGCAGGTAAACGGATTGATCGATGAGCAGCTTACCCATGTCTCTGCATTTGAGGGTCATTAATCCACTCGTGCCAGTCCTCGCCGTGTCGATCATCCAAGTGCCAGTAATAGCAAGATTGCCATCAGCCACCGCATCAACAATAGACTTCGGAGTGACACCATCAGCCTCAAAACCACCGTAGCCCTGATAGGTACGAATTAAGGCATTGGGGACAAGCACGCCTGCCCAAGAATTAGCTGTCTGACCGTATATTGCCGCGGCCTCGTCGCTCTGCCCGTAATTGAAACCGAGATAACCAGGGTTTCCAAGCACGCCAGGCTGTTCATTTTCTGCATTGGCATTGTCTTCATGAGAGGTGTTGAAGATAGTGATCGTGCAGTCTGCCGTGTCCTTGTCAAGACCGCTGTTCATGACCACATTCCTGATGTGGGGAACCTCTGTCTCAACCTGTGATTGGTCTGCAAAGAACCAGTAACGGAACGGACCTTTCTCAGAGGTCCCGTAGCTGGCCCCTGTTAGATTCAGTTGCCAGTTGGCCTCTACCGTGACGCGACAATGAGGTCGCTTGTCGCCGATCATTTTTCCGTCGTTGGACTCCCAGAGTCCTCGAATAGTAGTGAGCGTTCTCACAGTTCCAAATCCTTATGGCCAGTCTAGTTCGACGTATGTCATCGTATATGTATGCTTGTACGGATGCAGGGCAGAACGCTGACGTCGGGGCGCAAAGCCTGTAATGTATATCGAAAAGGTACGCAGAAGGTCGTCAGTAACCGTGATGGCATGACGTTTCTCAAACCACGTGACAAACGCTTCCAAATGCACCTGAGTCAAGATAGTTCCCGAGATTGTATGTTGTTTCGGCGCGTCCCTACCCTCGAAAGCTAGTACGTTTCCGTTCTGGCCCGCCGTGTTTGTGTAAGTGATGTTCTTCCTGTAGTCAGGGGAACCGCCTTCGTTAGGGTTGATAGCAAACTCATACGTGCTGCTGTCAGTCGGGTCGAAGAACGTCCATCGGGTTACTCCTACTGGCATGATTACCTCCTAGTAAATCCTAGTCTCGAACGATACGGGCGTGTCCGTTCCTATAGCGTCATTGATCACGTCAACCGCGTCTTCCCAACTCACACCATCAGAAATATTGAAGACCACACTGATCTGCCTATTGTCTACTCGTCCACCCGGACCCGCCTGATCTGGGGTACCACCGAAACCTGTCTGGGCTAGACGTCGAACCTCGAACAAGCTAGGGAAGTCAAAGTCACCTAGATTGGATGAGAGGTCGTTCGTGCGTCCACGCAAATCCTTAATCTGTAGAGTCAAATCTCTGAACAGATCCTCGTCAGCTATAGGATCCAAACCAGCAAGAACGGTCTGCAGCTGAGCTACGTACTGCTGCGAAGTCAGGTCTCCCAGATTGAACAAGAAGTCAAGGTCTCCCAGCTGATCCTGGATCAGACCCTCGAATTCTCTTTCCTGTGCTTCGGCCAGTTGCTGCTTTGCATTCGCGACAGAAGCGTCACCTGCCCCTTGAGACCTCAAGAACGCCAATGCATCTATAGCCTGCTGGACTCCGAGTGAGAGAGCCTCTTCTGTGTCACCAGCGATCTCTGCAAGAGAGATAGCAAGTTCAGTTTGAGCGTCGAATACATCCCGGATAGCTGTCGCGAATTCACGATCGGCGTTCAACCGCTGTGCCTTCGCGCTAATCCGTTCGGCCTTATTCTTCGCGTCCGCCAGAGCCTGGTCAGCTTCTCTCTGGGCGATACGAGCTAGACGTACGGGATCCAGAGCAAACCGGGCACGAAGTCTTTCGAATCGGGCCTGGGCCAATGCCGAAGCAACGTCTTCAACATCCTTTCCGCCTCCTCCTCCACTACCCCCCCCAATAGGTCCAATATCTGCAATGTCGACTCCACCAATGTTGATCTTCGGAATATCAGCAGAGTTGGCATTAAGAGCCTGGCTCTGTGTGGAAAGTTCACTGATCTGGTTGTCAATTATGGTTGAACTGAGACCCAATTCGTTTAGGAGTCGCGCGTTTCCTCTAAGGCTGTCAATCTGTGCGCCAAACACAATGCTAGAAGCCTTGGCCAGGGCCTCCGCTGAACTTGCACCCGCAGCCACAAACTCGGCGATTGAACGGAGCAAGGCATTGAGGGTCTCCTCGCCAACATCTAAATACTGGTTTAGGAAATTCTGAAACGCACTACCAGCAGCGCTAATAGATGCGAACACAGCTTCAGCCGTAACCAGTTGCTCCAAGTCTGCTGCATTTGTCAGCAATTCTAAAGCCTGACTAGCCGCAATAAGTTCTGCACCCTCAAGTAGCGCTATCGCTTGCAACACACCAGCAAGTTGAACAGCTGCTTCGAAACGGGCATCGGAATCTGTGAAGTTTGGGTCAGACAGAATTGTGGCGAGCTGAGCAGCTTCGTCGGCCAACTGTTCTGGAGTGTTGTCAATCCCGAACGCACGAAGAATCTTGGAGTCACGTTCGATTCCCTCAAGAACACGCTCGTACTGATCATTCAGATTTTCAACTGCATCGGCGACCTTGTCGGTGTCAAGACCAACCTCAGAACCAGGCGCAATGCTAGGAAGGTCAGCCGTTTCTAACGATCCTCGCGTCGACTTGATAGCCGCAATTTGTGCACTAATATCCTGGACAATATGACCAAATTCAGAACCTTCAGAAAGAACGACTTCCAGATCAGCAATTTGTTGTGTCAGAAGCTGGAACAGGATGTTTTCGAGATCTCGTCCTAAATTGATTTGTTCCGCGATGAATGCAAAAGTGCTCTCAATCTCTTCTTCGCTTGCCCCTTGCAAAGACAGGAGATCCTCAAGGAAAGCCGATTCAGCACCCAATTGAGCCTCAACAAATAAATCCCCAGTCTCTATGGATAAAGAAAATCCATCGAGGATCACACGAGCTTCTTCTGCTGAACCGACACGCTCGGCTGCTTCAAATACCAATGCTTTTTCAGCCTCAACCAATTTCTCGACAGTATCAAGAAATCTCTCAGCATCTTTCTGAATAGCTGGATCTAAAGCGAGTGCCTGCAGATCAGCGATATCGTCGGTTGGCTGACCGAGAAGGGCAAGGATTCTTTGGTCCTTCTCAAAGCGGTCCAAAGCAAACTTTGCGACCTCTTGTTCGATAGCTGTCATACTCTCAATGATTCGGAGAACCTGTTCTTGACTGCCCACCGCCGCCGCAGCCTGAAGTTGTGTACGTAAATTCTCAACCTGTTCACCTGCGGCGGAAGCAAATTCTTGCTGTGTGGCGAGCCCAGCTTCAAGCTGGGCGCGAACCACAGCAAGGTCAGTAGCACCTTGATTTATCTCATTACGAATACCTTGTACTTCAGCAGCAGCTTTATTGGCAGCTTCCGCAAGATCAGGAAAAGCAAGAGCAGCGGCAATTACAAAATCAATTTCACCTTCAGTAGTGTCATCACGAATCGACTTCAGTTCACTAATCTGGGCACGAATGTCATCATTCTGTGAGTTGGCAGATTGTAATGTGTCTAAGAAATCAGAAACGGCATCAGCTTGCGCCGCTGCGGTGCCTTCAGCAGCATCGGTAGCGTCAAACAGAGTGTCGAATACATCAATGATCTGACCCTGTGACAGACCTTCATCTTTAGCCAGACGATCAAGAGCATTCACTAATGCAACGCGGCTCTTTGACGGTTCGTCCCCGAGAAGTTGCTCAAAACTTCCGCTCTCGCTAGTGAGTACAGACGCAACCTGTGGTGAATTTAGGCGACCTGTCTCTTGTTCAACTTTGATCAACTCAGCAACTAATTGACTAGCGTTTAATCCAGCAAAATCAAGAAGCTTGTTGATATCTTCGAGATCATCACGTCCACGAGCCAAACTAACAAGACCTGCTCCAAACCCAGTTGGATCAACAGAGCCTCCTCCTCCTCTTCCTGCCGAAGCGGCCCCTTCGAGACGAATAGTCTCTTCCAGTTCTACATTCAATTCACGGGCACGATCAGCGATAGCCACAAATTCTGAACCAGAATCACGAAGAACAGACGTGAACTCTTCTGTCTGACGTTTTGCCCTCTCGGTATTGGCGGAGTACAGAGCAGAACCCGCACTCCATGCGGCAGAAACGATAATTGCCGCCGCAAGGGCACCTGTGAGCCCACGGGCAGCAGTTCTTAGACCACTTGTCGCGGTTGAGGCTCCCGCTGCAGATCCTCCAAGTTTGCTGAACTCAGTAGTGATACCGGTAGTTGCACTACGTGCAGAAAGGAGGCCCTTACCCAAAGCTATAGCCGAACGAGAGCCAAGAGCCATGGCGACACTGAGAGCCAGAAGTTCAGGAGGGAAGACTCCAACAATACTGGAAATCCCGGCAATCGCGGGGCCGAGACCTTTGTCAAGGATGTCGGCGAAAGTACTAGCAACAGCGATGAGATCTTGAAGGATGTCGCCAAGTCCACCTTGCAACAATTCCTGACCAAGCAGTTCGAGTTCGACCTTGAGCTGATTGAAGCTAACAGTCAGAGTTTCGGATATCTTTCCAAAACGTTCCGTAGCTGCGCCCGCATTGTCTTGCTGGGCTGCTAAAGCCGTGAAGACCGCAGTGTTGTTCTGAAGCAAAGTAGCAAGGGTGTTACCTTCACGACGACTACCTACACTGGAAATGATCTGACGCTGTTGTGCCTCGGATAGTCCTTCAAAGCCCTCAATCAGCTGAAAGAGGACATCTTTAGTGTTGCCCGAGAAGATGTCTTCAAGGTTCAGACCAATTTCAGGGACGTTAATGGCCAGGTCGGCAAGCTCTTCGTCAAGTCCGTCACCGAAGGTAGAAACAATACGACCAAACTGCTCGGCAAGTACAGCACCACCGAGACCAGAAGCCTGGAGCAAAGCACCACCGATAGCCGCGACTTCCTCAATGAGGAACCCAGCTGTCTCGGAAACAGGTGCTATACGGCCAACGAAATCAGCAAGCTCTTCAGCAGCAACACCAGAAACGTCTGCCACCGACACCAAGTCGTCAGACAGATTCTTCAGCAATACGTTGACATCTGGAGCTTCATTTGCAAAGGTACGAACAGCACCTACCAGATCATTGAAGGCTTCTTCAGGATTCAGACCAGTAATGACGCTGAACTCTGAAGTTATCTTTGTGGCCTCTTGAGCCAGTCGACGGAAGTTGTCGTCAGAACCATCGAACGAAGCGAACAAACCGACAAATGAACTACCGAGAGCCAGCACCTGATCAGCGGCAACGCCCGTATCAAGAGCAATTCCAGCAGTGGCTTCGCGGAAAGAGTTAAGCTCTTCAGTGGCGACAGCAGCACGATTTGCTTCATCCGGGATCTGGCCGAAAGATTTGATCAGGTCATCGAAGACATTTAGACTACCAAGGTTCTCAAATTGTGAAGTGAGACGAACATTGATCTGTTCCAGTTCTTCGGCTTCCTGGACGATCGACCGAATGCCAGCAGCAGCACCGAACAACAAAGCAGAAGGGATAGCAAAACGAAGCGTTTGTCTGAAGCCGCCTCCCAAGAACTCGCCTGGACGTTGACCAACAGCACCAGCAGCACCCGACTGCGAAGCACGAGATATGGCAGCACGAGCCTCTGCTCCACGGAGGCCAGCAAGACGAGCCTCTTGTCGAGTCAGACGTCGAAGAACCTCAGCTTCCTGCTGCTCGGCAACGATACGCTGAGCCTTGGCGCGTAGTGCGCTCTCTGAAGCAACACGCTCACGAGCTGTATCTCCACGAAGAGATTCCGCAGCCTGAAATTCACGAAGCGCGCGAGTCTCGGTTGCTCGTACAGCATTGTTTTCGGCGCCGATGTGCCTCTCAATAGAACGAGACAGGAGGATCTGTTCAGATTTAGTCAGATTGTACTGCTGTGCCAATGCTATTTCAGCTTGACGAAGTGCTTCCTGACCAGCCCTACGTGCCCCAATCGAAGATGCGCCACCAGCCCTGGCCTGACTAGTGATGTCCTGTTGGAAACCACCGAGCAGAGGAGCTGAGACCCCCGCCAAAGGACCAATGTCTCCCAGGCCAGCACTGGCAGCAGGAGAAATACCGCCAGGCTTAATAGGACGAGAGGCAATAGTCTGGATCTCGGCAAGCAAAGTCTTGGCCGTGCCTGCAAACCCGCGCAGAGAAGTTTGCATTCCCGTAGTATCAGCTGTGAACTGAAGTACAAACTGTTGTGTGCCTGCTACCATTTCTTTTCCCTCCTCATCCTCTCTAAATCATCGGGATCTATGACCATTTGTTCAAGCTAGAGCTGCTGTCTCACTCCCTCTTTAGCCAAAACATTCGAATCCATAGACTCGTCATCTGAGCTTCCGCCACTCTCCTTGTCGCGGATCATCTCAACTTCTTCAAACCAGATCTCTAGCTCGTCGGGGAAAGGCCACATCCAACGTGGAGGCATCTCTTTCTTAGACAGGTTCCGTTGCCAACTGATTACCGTGTTAGCGTGTTCAATCGCAAAGGCAAGATCCCAATGGATATCTTCCACTGAATCTATTCCAGCAGGGAAAAGCATGGCCCCATGGCCAGTGTCGCGAGCAGCCCTAGCCATGCTAAGGAAAGAGGCGCTACCCGCTAGGATTTTACATCTGTGACGCTAAGGGTGATGCGGTCAAGGGCCTGGCGGAAGATCCGTTGAGCTTCAATTGGTGACGACATAGCATCGTCTTCATCCTCGAAGACCCGATCCTTGTTCTTGTCCACGATGCCATAAATCTGACGCCACAGATTGAATACACGCATCCACTCCCCGTTGCATTGCTGTTCCAAGAGGATCTTGAAGACCAATTTTCGTTGCTCTTCTTCGGGCTTAGCTTCAACTTCAGCTGCACGATTCGTACGACGCGACTTCATCTTGTCTTCTAGAATGTCATCGAAACGCTTCAGCTCGGCCCAGATCCTTTTCGACTCTGGATCACGTTCCTCTTCGGTATTTTCGGTCCAGTCCCTCTTCATCTTGGGAGTCCACGCATCAATCAACGACTGGTAGTAGTTGTCTTTCGCCCATTCGTCTTCTTCCGAGAGCTCTTGTTGCATCTTGTCGGTGTCGTTATTGCTTTCGACTCTGGCAACAAACATTGACAGATCTTCGATTTCGTCGACGGCCGATTCCATGATTGAATAATCGGGATCATCAGGACGAAAAACAAGACGACGCATATGAATCTGAGCCGCTGACGCCCTACGTGCAGCAGACTCCTGCTGGAGAGGGTTCATCTTCCGTGCATAGAAGACAATCGGGTCCTGGTCGACCATGACGGCATTACCGTCGTCATCCAAAACCGGACTACCCTCTTCGTCCAGTTCGGGTTCTGCGGGTCTAGGGATCTCAACAAGGGCTTCCTTGATGTAGAGATCCTGCAATAGAGCACGTGCGAAACTCATTCTTCTTTCTCCTCTTTGCCTGTACTGCTTTGTATGACACTACCTTACCATATCGCCTCATGCCTTAGAGGGCGATCCAGAGAGGGACCCAAAGGCCCCTCTCCTATCAGAACTTACTATCGGCTACCCTGGTAAATCTTCAGAGAGCCCGAATCCGAAGTGAAGTTGAATGTTGTCTCCAACTTCGTCTGGATCCGACCTGAGATTGAAGGAACGGTGAAACGGGCATCCGAGATGTAGAAGGTCTTCACAACGGAACCGGTATCCGGATCGCTCAAGCGAACCTCTACTGGGAGAGGGTCTGTGGTTAGAGCGCCCGCAGTTACGTTGGTGGCAACACCAGCGATGTTTGCGATACGTGTGAACAGCTCAGCAGCATCAAGTGGCTTAAGACCAAGAGAGCCCGTTACTTCAGGGACATCGAAGTCGGTAGACACAAGCTTGCTGTTGCCGAATTCCTCATCGTTTTCCAAAGTCACTGACCATGTGGTCTCGAAACTCTGAACGCCTGTCCAGCGAACCAAGAGCTGAGTAGCGGCACCGTCGCCGACATACACGTCAATGTCCTTACCACGAATGGCACAAGGCTGCACAGTGGCATCCTTGTGGACTGAAGAAGGATATGTCGTAGGGGTAGTCGAACCGTAAACCACGTGGATCTGATCGTAGGTGCCCGACTCGTCAGCCAACAGAGTGAAACCTGTGGAAGTGTTGGTGTAGTCGGTACCAAGGAAGAGACGCTTGAATAGGTTCGTAGCACCGCTCTTCAACGTAATGTTGTAAGCGAAGAACGTATCGCCAGCCTCGCTGTAGGTGATCGTAGGTAGAGTCGAGAACGTGTAAGTCGTCGCGCCGATGTGGGCGTGAGTTTCCTTATACGGAGTTCCCGGAACGTAGTAGATCGAATCGCCGCGCAACGTGAATTGCTGCGTAGCGTTCTGACGCAGGCCGAACCTGTAGCTCGCACGCTCAAGAGTGAGGTGCGGAACGATGATGCCGTTAACAATGTCGAACTGATTGGTCGCAGACTTGAACGGCGAGAGAACATCGATGGGCTGAGAATCCGAAAGATCGAACTCCTGACCGTCGAGAGTCAATTCCGGATCCAAGTTAGTTAGCAGAGCTTCCACCTCGGTTGAGGTAGAGAGAGACTCCATGTCGAAACTCAGGTCGGGGATGTCACGAATCGTACATACAGACTCGAAGTTACCAAGCTCGAATACCTTCTCTTCGGGGACGTTGACGTTGCCCGGACCAGCAGACTGGATACGGTTGATGACATAACCATTCACGTCGTGAAGGATTTGCCCTGCCTTAATGGCCATTATTGCCTCCTGTTAGGAATACTTCAAATAAAGCCCGTTTCTGCCCGAACGTGTATTATCGGGTACGTCACAAACTTCAAGATCTACGTATCAGGACTATCGGTCAACACGCCTGGTTCTTTTAGCGTTACAGAGCTAACGAAGACCTGTATCGAGCCGCGACAATTTTCATCGAAGCTAGCTCACTCTTGAGTTTCGCCGATGAGGTGGCAGCTGCTTCAGGCGAAACACCGATCGTAGCAATCGGACCCGTATCCTGAGTAGCCGCCTCTTCGAACCATTCCGTCATAATCACAGACCAACCACGCCCCAACTCACGAGTAAGGGCAAATACACCAGCATCAAGATACGCCGTACCCTTGATACCTTTAGTGCGACGGCCACGAAATGATCTCCCTGCAAAGGATCCGGCTCCTGGGATGAACTGGTCAAGACCACGACGTGCCGGATTGGGGGCACCACCGCGTGCGTAATTGACTGACTGTCCGTCATTGTCGGCAGGAGAAAGATTAGAGCCACCAAATCCAAACCAAAGACCGGCAGGCATAGAGAAACCAGCTGACGGACCGAAGCCTTGCAAACTCATCGAGAATGCGGTCTGACCAAAGAACTGGATACTGTGATTCTTGTGTAAAGGAGTGCCAGCACCACGCGGCCCAGCTCCGAAAGCCAACCGATACCATTGGGCCGCATTACGATCCAACCATGCCTTGTTGATGAAGCTCACGCCGTCCCAACGAGCATCAAACATCTGAGGACTGGCTAAAGCACGAAGTAATTTTCCATTGGCAAAACGATCCTTGCGTCTAACCGAAGCACCAATAGACTCTCTAGCCTTGCGAACCCCGACCTCTCCATCATCACGAATGAATCCAACCTCGAACGAGGCAGCAGTCTTACGTCTCTTGGCCCTAGTGCGATTGTATGACCGTACGGTCGCCTCTACTGCTCGCTCACCAGCTAATTGATGGATCCTAGTAACGCGACCATCACGGTTACGAGCTGACCTATCTGACATGGCAATAGCAAACAGCTGCATCTCTTCAGCTAGTTCGCTGGTAATCTTTTCAGTTGCCTGGTTGATGATGTCCCTAGCAAACAACGTGCTAGAGAAACCCAAACCCTCAACGGCATCCTCATACAGCTTCGCCATAACGCGATTCGTATGCGCGAAACCAGCACGACGGGTGACATGGCCCCTAGCTATGGCGTCAAGACTGCTCATACAGTAATGTCGTCATCCGGGGCAATGGATTGAATCACCTCATACATTTCCTCAAGACGATCCAACCACAACTGGTTGAGCTGAATGTCGCTCCCGTCAAGCGATTCCAGCAAAGTCAGAAACAGACTCTTGAAGTCGTTGATCTGATCCAACACCACTTCCCTGAACCGATCAGAGGCTTCGGGACTCATGTGTACATCACATAACTCCTCCTTGGCATCCAAAATGATCCGACAAGTCCTCTTACATCTGCTCTGGATTAAGTCCCTCACAGCATCCTGCATTACCCACGCTCCTATGCGTCATCGTCTTCCGTTCCATAGAAATCCGAAACAGTGAACTGGCAGCTATACCAATGCTTCTGCCACGGAAAACTGTACGTGATGGCTCGATCGATGATTACGTCCTCGCCAATCTCTGCACTAGCGATTACAGGAGGTGTAGCCTGCTGATAATCGAAGATGTCAAAGAAATGAGAGGAACGACCGACCGAACTCATACGACCTTCGAGAATCGCCTGACAATCAAAGATCAAATGCTCCCCCACCGAGATGTTCTCGGCGTAGAAGTCTAAGTAGAACGTACGTCTGTGCTCGGACAGGTCGCTACCCATCTCTTCCTGGCGGGTGTCTCCATCTTCCGCATAAAGAACAAGCGTGTTAAAAGCAACTTCTTCTTTCTCATCCACCGGTTCGTTGATGAAATTGATTGGAAGATGCTGACGACCAGAGTCGAACCATCCGAGGGCTGTCAACGCTCTCTCTATCTCGTTGTACAACGAGTCGAAAAGAAGTCTGGTCCTAAGACCGCCTACAATAGTCATCCTTACTCCTAAGACTCGTCGCGCGCCTGCGCGTGAGCCTGATATACAGTCACAGTGAAGAGACCAACAGGAGGACCCCAGAAACTGATGTCGTAAGTATTGCCATCCACAATGACCTTGTTAGGAAGCTGCAGATTAACGTCCCGTATCAACGCATACTGAGTATCCAGAAGGGTGAGGGTGATAGCCGAAGCGTCAAAAGAACCTATGATCGTATCACCCGAAGACGAGCGACGAGCCGAGAACTCGACAGCACAAGGCACAGTCAAAGATGACGGAATATCAACCGCCGAAACAGTAGATGTTGGGGAATCTGTCCAGGTATACGGACTACCACGTTCATCAGCGTCAGCGAAAGTTTTCTCATCATCCCACTGAAAAGTGATCCGTTCACTCTGAGTTCCAGGAAGACCCATAGCCATGGCAAATTCGATCGCGGTGCGAAACTCGGTAGGATCGAAGCCATCTTGTAGGGGGTTGCCAGTCTCCATGACCTAGTACCCCACAAAGCCGTTATAAAAGTCAGCCGGAGAATGGTTGTAGAGCGTGCGCTCTGTGATTACATCAAAATACTGGATCGTATTAGTGTTCACGCTGTTGGGTAGATGTTCTAGAACAGCAGCAAGACGCTTTTGGATGCCTTCAAGGACGGCCGTCATGACCGACGCGGCCTTCTGCTGTTCAAACTCCACTGGGCCAGCTACGGCACGGAAAGTCGAGTTGTACTCCAGGATCTTCGCAGACACCACTCTAGCGCCCGCCCAAAGAACGAGAAGCTGTTGATAGTCACGACCCAAATCTGCGCCACCACTAGTAACAGGGGAGACCTCGTAATCAGCTTCAGTGAAGACGGTAATGTTGATTATTCCCAGGAGGGCTACTTCCCAAAATGCATCGGCCAGATAGCCCTGCCAATCCTCAACCGTGGCTAACGGATACGTGTTTGTTCCCGGCGATTGAACTTCACGTTTTAGAGACGACACCAGATCCGAAAGAAAGACAGTCATTATTCCTCCTGTTATTAGATCGGCAATCAGGAAGCATAAATCAAACAGAGGTAGCTCATAGTTCCTCTAGAATCTCCGCCATTAGATCTCTCAAATCGGCAGCACTTGTCCTTCCCGCTCTAAGGTCTGATATGTCAGACAGTCGTTTAGTATTCCTCGCCTCATTCGCTAAACGATTGTCTTGCAGTCCTTGGTCAAACACCCAAACAATAGAGAACTCATTGCCCACGCGTTCCGCACCTCTGGACACATGATCTAGAGATGGTTGAACAACGGTATCGTCAAAGAAGTACCAGTTGTAACTGTTCTTGTTCGCTTCCGTGAGATCAACAAAGGTTCCTTTGGAAACCCCGCCAGGAGTAGTGGTATCCACCCAGGTCTCTCTAGGCAAAGAGTCAGAGACCTTGTCGATCGTAGTTCCATCGAGACTAAATGCGTAACTCATGATGCTGGCTGGAAACTAACCACCCAAAGTCCGGCCCCACCCCCTGTAAAGGCAACAGTCCGGTTCTTTAGCCCGGCCGCTCCTGCATCGTCTTCCGTGTACATAGCCATTATGTGATCCTTGTTCGTGAAGCGAAAATCTAGGCGTTCGGCATCGAAACTACTAGAAGAATACGACTGGGCACCCGAACTATCTGAATGCGTAAGACCAACAATATAGGCGTTATTCACAACAGTAGTGACAGAGGTGGTGTTTGGGGAACCCCCCTGACTGGCGCCAAATGCGTCAAACGGAGTACTGGTATCTATACCCGTGAGAGAAGCGATAAACCCTGACGAATCGTCGGTGGACCTCAAACCGTCAAATGTGTAATCAGAGCCCTCAGACGCACCCGCTACTCTATAGTAGCACCAAGAAGCTCCTGACATACTAGAACCCGATAGACCCGAGCCCACTTCAGTCCAGCCTGCCAGGGTCGGCTGTGTCGCTGTAACAGATGAAGTCCCAATGAGGCAAATCATAACGTCATTCTGAACTGTGCCTGCGGGTTTCCCGATCGTAATGGTCTCCGAGTTGTCAATCTGTGCTGTTGCAACAGATCGAAAGTCAGGTGGGTCCGCCTCAGCGGCGCCCTGCTGTTGGAGTATCCCTCCAAGAGGGATCAGTAGAGTCATGCTGCTGTGCCTCCGATGATCGCCCAGGTATCCGTAGCGACCTTCTCAATGTAGAACGCTTCATTCTGAACGACTGTCTTGTTCGGAGAAGATCCCAACAGAGTCAAAGATGTAGTTGTTAGCGTGATTCCACCCGCTCCTGTGGACATCAAGCAAATCCTGGTACCCACAGCGAACGCTACCGAAGCATTGGTTGGTATCGTGACCGTCACCTGCGAAGCGTTGCTGTAGTACAGCAGCGCAAAAGCGTCAGTGAGCGCCAGAGTGTCGGTAGTGCCGGTGTAGTTGACAGCAGCGATCTTGGTTAGATCATCAACATCGCTAGCCGAGGTGATATCAGTACCTAGCGTCACGCGAGCTGCTGCGGCACTGGCGTCATCAATTACCGTCGCGCCAAATGTCGAGATGGTCGTATTAGCCGGAAGTGCCAAAGTCTTGATATCAGCATCAACCTCTGAATCCATCAGAGCGCCTGCTGCAGTCACATTGGTTGTATCTGTTACATCCGCACCGGCTTCGACCCCTGTAGTGGCTCCTACTGTTAGACTAGCGGCTGTGCCAGTTGCGTTCGTCAACACAGCAGCACTGGGGGTCCCCAAGGCCGGTGTGGTGAAGCTCGGAGACACAAGACGTGCGAGGCCTCCTGTGCCTCCGCTGCTCGCCCCGCCAAGGGTGTCAACCATTGCCGCTACTGTTGCGTCGTCTAGGACGGTAGCCGCTGCAGCCGTAATTGTTGTACTCGCTGGCAGCACAAGGGTCTTGATGTCGACGTCGACTTCAGAATCCATCAGAGCGCCTGCAGAGGTCACGTTAGTTGTGTCAGTGACGTCCGCTAACGCTTCTACGGCGTTCAGTTTCGTATGGTCGTTGTCTGTGAAGACGTTGCTATCAGTTGCTGCTTCAACCGCGGTACGAATTTCGGCGTCAGTTTGATCGGCCGTTGCCGAAGTCTCGATGCCATCTAGCTTTGATCCGTCGGTCGCGATATCACGTGCATCGACGGTGCCGGTGACCGTAACGTTGCCAGTGACATCAAGGTCGTCGTCGGCTTTGATGTTGCCTGTACCCTTTGTGTCCAAATGAAGATCGACATTGGCATCGTCACCCGTAGCTCTGACGATAGGACCGCTACCCGTTGCTTGATTCTCAATCTCCACGTGATTGACGGCGGAACCATCTTCGACGAAAGTCAGAAGTTCGCGGGTACCGTCACCAATCACCTGACCGTTAACGTCAAGATGACCACCAAGCTGAGGTGAAGTGTCTTCTACGACGTTAGCGATACCACTACCCGTTAGATCAGACACCAAGGCTTTCTTCAGATTATCTGTATCAGACGCATCTCCAATCAGTACGTGGTCTGTGCCAACTGCAGTAACAAGAACCTGCCCAGAAATGGCAGTCTTGTCAACAGTCAAAGCTGTGGAACCCGTGACGTCACCCGTATGATTGGCGTTGGTCACCTTTGCCGAGTTAGCTATTACCGATGCAGTGGCCGCAACGTTGGTTTCGTCGGTTACGTCTGCAGCCGTCTCGATACCTGCCAGCTTGGTGTTCTTAGTATCCGTAAATGCGTTAGATTCAGCTTCGTACAGAGCCTTTATCTGCGCACCAGTGATAGGGACTAGGTCCCAATCTGCAGATGACACGGTGCCAGTCGCGATGTATACCCGGTCACCTGTGGTGTCTATGTTGATATCACCCTCAGTAGCTGGGGTCGACGAAGGCGCTCCTGCCTGGGCTGTGATAATCGGAGCACCAGCTGCCGCTACATTAGTAGCATCCGTTACATCAGCGCTAGCTTCGATGGCACCGAGTTTCGTATTCTCAGCATCGGTGAAGATGTTGCTGTCAGTAGCGGCTTCCACCGCCGTACGAATCTCAGCATTTGTCTGATCGGCAGTCGCAGAGGTCTCGATGCCGTCTAGCTTTGATCCGTCAGCCGCCACATCGCGACCATCGAACGTCCCCGACGTAGCGAGGTCGCCTGTTAGTGCACGAGTACCATCAACCAGAATGTATTGTGAATGATCATCATCACCGAGCCCGACAAGGCCCCCATGATCTGAGGCTGTCTGTAGGCTGAATGTTAGGTCAAACGCCGACTGTGTAGAGTGGAACGTTGACGCTGATTTCAGGATGATAATCTTGCCAATGAGACGAGCATGTGTTTCTGCAAAGAATGGAGGCAATGACGAAGGTTCAGGGGCATCTTCGGCAACAGACAGCGTCCCATCAACGGTTCCGAACACTACCAGATAGGCATCATTCTGTGAAACGTAGACCCAGTGAGCCCCATACCTGTTATTTGAAAGCGTAGCCAAGCTGCCTGAGCCATCATCATACTGAGTGTTGTTGATCTGCGTTTGAGCAGTGATCTCAGTGAACCCGCCAGAGCCATCAGAGTAGAAATATCTGAATGTTCCGGCAACACTCGTGTCTAGAGCGCTGGTTGCAAAGTTCGTTAATCCATCCCACCAAGACCCGGCAGAAATCGCAATGTTGCGGGTGCCAATTTCAGATAGCACACCACCAGAGGCCCGAGCGAATGGCAACGTCTCGTGCATTCTCTGTACCATCTGAGCGGCATGGTTGCCTACCCCAGGAGCTGTAGACAGAGTGATATGAAGGTCGGTGCCCTCTCGGTAAACAGTACCGAGAAGAACGTTGGTCATCAAATCGGTGCGCTTTGAGATCGTAGCTACAGCCTGTGGAGACCCCGAGTTGTACTCGGCGTAAACGTAGTTCATCGCATTATCAGTTACAGCGACAGCCACACCCGACTCGGCTGCCCAGTCAAAGAAGAGGATTTCCGCTACAGCTGAGTTAGTCGCCCTGATTACTCCAGTACCAGTAGCTACAGTAATGGTCCCGTCGCCGTCGTCGGTGATCACACCACCTGAAGTAAGACCTACAGAATGGAAAATGTCTTGGAGGTGCTGAATCGTGCTGTATGTGCTACCGGAGATACGGGAAACCGGAAGACTGTTGACGTCAGCAAACGCAAGCTGTGCTGCGCCATCAGTCTTCATCAACTGATTTGCTGATCCGTCCGCTTGTGGATGCTTGACTCCGTCGATGATTACATTGCCAGTAGTGTCGGGCGTTAGTGGTATGTCACCAGCCGACACAGACACAATGGACTGTCCGCTGACATCTAGAGCGCCACCCAATTGCGGAGTGACGTCATCAACCAGGTCCTGCATCGCCGAATCGGCCGTAGTGCCCTGAGCTGCTGTGGCACCACCCAAGGTAGTCAGCATGGCCCCCGTAGTGGCATCGTCCAGAACGGTGGCAGCAGCAGCGGTAATTGTTGTGTTGGCTGGCAATGCCAGAGTCTTTATGTCAGCATCAACTTCTGAATCCATCAGTGCGCCAGCAGCAGTGACGTTGGTTGTATCCGTGACGTCCGCCAGAGCTTCGATGGCATCTAGCTTGGTCTCGTCAGCGATAAGGAACGACGCTGTCGTAGCGTCAAGCACGGCGTCGTGAGCTTGTACGTCAGATCCGATTGCCAAACCTAGGTTGGTCCGTGACGTCGGAGCGCTAGCAACGTCGGACAGGTTGTTTGCAGCGAGCAAGTCTCCACCGCCCGCTCCAGTGGCTTGCTTCCAATCGGCTGAGGACGCAGTACCAGCTGCCGCATATACGTTGTCACCAGTCGTATCAACGTATACGTCGCCGACTTTAGTGGGTGTGGACGAGGGCGCACCAGCGCCAGCTGAAATTATCGGCGCACCAGCTGTTCCGACGTTTGCGACATCAGTTACATCAGCTAGCGCTTCAATCGCGTTCAGTTTCGTGTGGTCGTTATCGGTGAAAACATTGCTGTCTGTAGCCGCCTCTACGGCGGTACGAATCTCAGCATTCGTCTGGTCTATTGTTGCGTTGTCTTCAATGGCGTCGAGCTTGGTTCCGTCGACTGATGGATCGCGGCCGTCCACAGTGAAGCCGTTGACATCCAAGTTGCCGCCAAGCTGAGGCGTTGCGTCCTCGACAATGTTGGCGATACCACCACCAGTCAAATCAGAAACAAGTGCCCTCTTCAGATTGTCTGCATTAGATGCGTCGCCGATGAGTACATGGTCAGCTCCTACAGCCGTGACCAAAGTCTGTCCCGAGATAACCGTCTTGTCAACCGTCAGAGCGGTACTACCAGTAACTTCACCTGTGTGATTGGCATTCGTGACTTTCGCGGTATTAGCTATGACTGATGCCGTCGCTGCCACATTAGTTTCGTCCGTCACGTCGGCGGCTGTTTCGATGCCAGCTAGCTTGGTGCTATCAGCTGAAGGGTAAGTCACCTTCGCGGTGTTGGCTGCCACATCTGTAGCGACATCGACGCCGTCAATCAGACCGTCAGTAGTCAGGTTCCCGGAGATGACAGGCGCAGTCAGCGTCTTGTTGGTTAACGTCTGAGTCGCCGTGAGACCAACCAGTTGCTCCGCAATTGTCGCTGGGTCGTAAGTGGACGCCAGCATGTCACCCAAGCCTGAGGCTGCAGAATTGACCCACGTGGTGCCATTGTACGACAACACCTGCCCGCTAAGAGGAGTGACGAGTACTACGTCTGTGAGATCGTTGAGGCTCTCCACGTCGGGGAGAGGGACACCCTCAACAACGCTGCTATAGGATGCCTCTCTCACGAAATCAAGAGGACCGTGCCTGACAGCGTACAAACCAGGTGTAGCTTCATCGCTGGTCAAGATGACGTCGTAAACACCCACAGACATGTTAGCTGTCTGTGACTCGCTCATGTACAAAGAGAAGGTGCCAGCTGATCCATCAACGATGTGGACTTCGAAAGTACCCTGAAGGACTCCACCTATAGCAGTGACGGCAAGAGCTTCACCTGTCCAGCCTGAAATGTCTACGACGGCGCCGTCGACGTCAACGACAGCAAACTCCTTAAAGTAAGTGGCCGCTTCGTAGATAGTGATCTCTTTAAGTACTGGTGGAATATCAGTATTCATCTACCTCTTATCGACGCGAAAGAGCCCCTCTTTGAGGGGCGTCCTTCGTCAACTACCGCACAGGTATTTGATCTATTACTGTCAGCGTCCTATTCGGAGCGGAAAGGTTGCACCTGACTGCGTTCGTCTTCGCCGAAGCTCCCACTCACATGGCCAACATTGGTGACCTCGACTACATCCACAGCACGAACCTGAAGTTTGTCAAGACGAGTGACGATGCTCTCACGTTGCTTCACTGTCGGGTTTAGACTCTCATCACCCTCGTCGTCGTCGTTATCCACAAGAAACAAAAGCCGCTGCAGGACGGGTACCGACTCTATTTCAGACAGAGCAGACTTAAATTTGAGATGGTTACGGAGGCTGAAAATGTCTCGCATGTCACCCTCGGTCATGTGATTTGGATTCTCAGAAAGGTCTTCGCTGTCGTCTGCCAAAGACAGAGGCCTCAAAACCCCATTAGAGAAAATATCCAAAGAATCACTAGCTGTGCGATCCTGGTTGAGAAGACGTCGCTCTTCGGGTGACAAGACAACAGTGCGACCGGAGCGGACTATTTCCTGGTCGACGCGATTCCCGGTGGAGTCGTACACGTTAACCAATGCGATGCCACGGCTCACATTCTTCCACTGTTCTTTCGATTGGCTTGCCATACTGCTCTCTCCTGATCTACGTAGATTGCATGCAAACAGTACTGTAGCTTGCTTAACCAGACAATACATGGCAATTCGAATAAAGTTCGGGGCACGACGAAAGAACCCCCGGTCGAAACCGAGGGCCCTTTTAGCGCTATTTCGCTAGATCAATCGACTAAGCTGAGATGCTAGTGTCGACCATCCGGCGCATACGCTCAGGACGATGAACTACGCCACCGAAATCACGGCGGGCAATGTAGTGCCAGTACCAAGCGTCGAGTTCGCTGTACTCCTTGAACATCAGACCGCCCCAGAAAGCAAACTTGCTGGCATCGCGAGCGACGACATAAAGTTCGTTTGCAGGGAAGAAGCTGATGTCAGCGTCATCCTTGTGGTTGACAAGAGTGAGGATCCTAGCGTTACGATAAACGCCCAAGACACCACGCTTGACAAGCTGTTCGTTAGTTTCTGGCAGGAAGCCAGAACCATTGAAAGAGCCGCCGAGGAGGTTGTCCATAATCTGATCGGTCATAGTCGACCGACCAACAATGACAACTTCGTTGACCTTGCTTTCGTCACGAACCTCACGAAGTGCTGTGTTCAATGCAGACAGGCTAAGACCTGCGCCGCTGACGTAGAAGTCAGAACCAGTACCGATTGCAGACTGGAAGAGAGCTAGAACCCGGAGGTTTACCTCAGCATCCATTCGCTCCTGACCAAGAGTAATCAAGTCACTCTGAGTCTCAGCGAAGTTAGTCCGAATCTTGTCTTCGAAGTCCATCACGTGGAATCCGATGGTGTCCCGAGGAAGCTCCATTACGTTTGAACGCAACGTGCTAACTTCGATGTAACCGCCACGCGCAACCCAATGAGCGCGGAGACCACGGACTTCCTTAATCAGAATCCGACCGTTGAACGGTGCATTCTCAACCTGGCTCATAATCTGGAGGAGGTTTTCGTGCTCGAATCCTTGCAGAATTGTCTCTGACATTTCCTGAGCCATGGTCTTACGCCATGCAGGATCGTCCCAGTTCTCTTCTGCATCGGCGTTGACCATTGCGATCTCTGCCTGAATCTTTGCACGCTCTTCGCTGTTGCGACCGAGGTTATCGATGTATGTGGATGTTCCCATTTTGTTCACCTCCTCCTTAGAAAGTGAGCTGAGCTTCAAGCTCATCTCGATCAGCGTCTACCTTCGTGACAACCATCCATGCTTCAGAAGCAGTTGTGGTTTCATTCCAGTATCCGTCGGTGTCGTTTCCTGAGCCCGGAGTAAGGTAATCCCCTACTGCAATCGAGCTAGTTGCACCATTCAACCCTGCTACCATCACGCGGCCTGTGTAAGTCCGTGTGTTGAGGAAGAGAGATGATGCTGCAGTGTTGATGAGAAGAACCTTGATATAGGCCCCACTAACAACCTGAACTGCGTTAGTATCTGGAACAGTGTCCAAATCACTACCGACCGTTAAGGCCGGATCGGTACCCTCGAATGCGTTGGGACCGTACTCGTAGACTGCGATACCACCACGACCTGCGAGAGGAGGAGCCTGAGGCAGAGTCGCCAACGTGACAGGCTCTAGGCCCAACGCGTTTGGCGTTCCGTCAGTTGCTACAACTGGAACACCGATCGGAATCGCTGCGCCTTGTGCGTTATAGAAACGGCCCTTCCGATCGCGACCATGAGGTGGCACAGTGAGGACGAAATTGCGTCCATAGTTACTCACGTGTCATACCTCCTAGTATGTGCGAGCGCCGACAGCACGTACTGCCTGGCGGTTAAGTTGCAATCCCTTGCGGATTGAAGCAACATCTTGAGCCTCGTCATCGTTCGACGCAGCTCCTGCCGTCATGGCAGTAACTGGGGCGGACGCTGAAGTGGCTGACTTTGCCTTTGCTGCTGCCTTGGATGCAACTGATGCTGCTTCCCAGTCGGCAATAAGGGCTTCGAACGCTTCGGCTTCAAGAGAAGCCCAGCGACTAACATTTGCTTCGACGTATTCATCAGAGAATCGATCGCCGATAACCTCAGCAACCTCAGTCTTCCGAACTTCGAACGCAGCGCTTGCGTCTGCCTTCTCCTGCTCTTCTGTAAGGTAGGCAACGAGATCCTCGTACGCCTTCGATGCAGATCCAGCAGCAGCGGTAGCAGCATCGACCTCGGCCTGAAGTTCGGCTACTGCCGCTTCATGGGCTTCGACCAGCTCTGCGATACGAGCGTCGTTTGAGGCTTGGTCCTGAGACGCAACGACTTCATCCAACTTTGCTTGAATTGGTGCGATCGCTTCGGCTACACGGGCCTGAACCTGCTCTTCTGTATATTCGCTCATTTGTACTGCACCTCCTTGTGGAGAGTCATCGTGTGCAAGAGAAAGGGGTCCGTCTCCCAACTCACACACTGGACAAGTCGAAGCATCATGTGACGCATCGGACGGCTTGTGTTCCAGAAGAAGGTCGTGCTTCTTCTTAACATCTGCTGTAATGGAACTCATGCTTGTAATCTTCGGCAGTGTTTCGATGTATTGTAGTATTTAACCTTCAATGCCCTTAGCTGAAGTCAACACCTCAAGCATCATCGACTCCCAAACGTCCGAATCAAGGTGTGGGGAACCCGCTTCGAACGTGATGTACAGGTCTTCTGCTTCCTGTTGATTAGCTTCAACTAGGTCCGCCACCTGGTAGATCTTGGCATCTTTCCACCCAGGTCGTTTAGGTGGGAATATGAGGGCACCACCAAGAAACAGAGGCTTGTTGATCTGCCGAATGTTCTCCGGGTTTGCTCCGTCTTCGCCGTACTTGTCGCTATGCGCGCCAACGTAGGGCATCTCTTTTGAGCGGGTGCCATCAGGGCGGATGAAAGTCATGCTCTCACCGATGCACTCCATCGAGTAGAAAAGACTGCCCTGATTGTGAGCCTTCTCGACGACTTTCATCTCATCAGGAAAACAGGCAGCCCAGAATGCAGATAGAGCCTCAATGAAAGGATTGATTTCGTCCGCGGAATCGCCACCCTTGGGATAGAGCAACTCACTTCCCAAGAAAGAACCAACTATGTGCTGTTGACGATGGAGCACATTCAATGGGGAGTTCTTGATGCTTCCCTGAGCTTCCGGAAGATCGGCCAACACCCACTGCTGCATGTTGCGGTTCGGATTGTCTGCTTCAATGTACTTCCCAACAATATACCGAAACGCAGGATTGCCAGATACCAAATCCTGCGCCCAATGCCCGGCAATGTCACGGTCTTGTGGAAGCAAAGTGCAAGCATCAGTCATCATGATGTGCGTTGGAGTTGAGGTTATCGCGGTCATGATGTTCTTTCGGTCAAAGCGCAGCTCTTATTCAGGTGCGGTCCCTAAGCTCGTCCTCCGGAATGTCGGAATCAGGACGTCGATCCCCAGGATTCGGAACTCTAGAATCAGGATTTTCTCCACCCCCACCACGATTACCTCCCTGGACGCGACCCTTCTGACCCTTGTTCGTTTCACGTTCAGGAAACAACTTGTCGTACACATCCTTCTCAACTTCTCGGCGATGAGCTTCATCTTCTTGTTCTATGTCCACAACCCCCAACATGGTCTCTCGGCTGATATCTCCATGCAAGAAGAGGTCGCGCATCAGATTCACAAAGTTGGGATCGAAATCGAGAGCCACTTGACGAGGGGTGAAGACCAACTTAGGTCGACGAGTCAACGACTTGTTCTCACGCCATATAGGCAAGATGAGATTCTTCTCAAGGTTACGAGCTATGGCCGTACGACGTGACTCTAGACCCCGAGCGATCACCCTGGCTAATTTGAGACTGTCGTCACCACTGGCGCCTGCTGAAAATCCACCCAAGTGAAAGATCTGATACAGACGAGCAGTAATTCGACTGTCGATGTTGTTGTAACGCTTGGGATCCAACACGGCATCCATCTTCGGAGTAACGATATCGACGGTCAAACGATGATCACCAACGATCAGCGGAGTACGTGCTACTGTTCGAACAGAAGCAGAAAGGCTGGCCAGTTCACCCGTAGTTGCAGGCTTTTTGTCCGACCCCTTTCGAACCAAGACTATGAAGTTAGTTGCGCCTAAAAGATGAGCGCGATCCATCTGACGTAACTGATGTTTGAGATCTAACAATTCAAAGATCGACTTCATTCGAACAGGAGCAAAACGTTCATACGTAGGACGCGTCGACGTATGACGCCAAACACGTTTAGGCTCTAACTCGAACAGATTGTTACGACCAACGCCGCGACCACCAGTTAGATCGCTAAGCAAAGACTCTTCAGTAGGGGTCGGTTCGTAAGCACCAACAACCATTTCGCGAATTACTAAATCAGTGGTGTTCTTGCCAGCAACCACATCATCAATTGTTTGGGCTTCGGTCCCAGCGTTAGCAATAAGAACCAGTTTCTCTTTATCGAAAAGAAAGTCTCCGACGGGAAGGATCTTCATAGGGTCCAACATGGACAACGAAGTTGGCACAATGAGATCAAACTTCTTGCGAGCACGACGAGACCTGCGTTTACCTTCTATCTGGTATGTTTGCCGTTCCCAAAATGAGGTCACATAGTACTGGCTGAACACAAACAGGTCACGCCACATCTCGCGCAAACGAAGATCCAGTTCCATATCTGAAAGGATTTGGTCCCAAATATTCTCTTCGTCATCATCACCACACTCAACACGCACCTTATTGAAGACCAACGCCTCGGTCGTTTCGAGAACATTTGACACTATGTCGTCGTTCTCGGATGCGTCTTTCGCCACTTTGAATTGAGAAAATATCCCCGTAGGCGTTGCGTAGCGATCACGTTCGAAGATCCCACCAGAACGACCCGCACGATTCCGACGTTCAGGGTCCATCGCTGCTGTGTCTGGGCGGATGCTTTTGATCCAGTCAGTCATAGTTTGAAGTTCGGCCGAACCTGCAAAAGCTGCATGAAGATCTTCATCGGAGACTTCGACATCTCGATCTTTAACAACCGTTACGCTATACCCGTCTGTATTGTGCCACTCTTCGCTTGACATTTATCTCTGACCTCTGCTAGATTCCCACTCGAACTGACGAACTGAAATGACTCTGGACCAAACTTTGAATTGACGCTCACATTCGGCTATGAAAGGATCAAGCTGTTTGGTTCTGAAAGCCTGGACAGACCTGTTGTCTTGACGAATCAGATTTGCTCTGATTTGACTTGCCCTGGCAGTGAACGCCGACAGGGACTCAAGGATCTCAGAGCTGTCCATGTTCTTGAATTCGACCATGACATCGTAATAATTGTCGATCTCATCTTCAAACTCAGTCAACTTAGTCCTCACGGTTGTTGGTTGAGGGGCTGAACGCACCGGAGTCTCCGGTATGGTTGTTATCTTCATCGGCATCTCCAAGACCTAATTCGAGCTACGCCAAGGCTAATTTGACCTATTAAAAGAACACGTCGTACACAGGCTCTTGCTTATCTACCTTACGATGCTCGCGCAAGAGGGCTTCTATCTTGTACTGTGCCCAAGCACAAGCAGCCATACGTGCGGCATCCAAGGCGTGAAACGAACCGCGAGAATAGGTTTTCTTCCCGTACATGTTCATACCACTCTTGTCGATCGTCCACGTCTGCCCCTGAAATTCTTTCACTATGTCGTCGTCAGGAAGCAACAGACGATGATCGTCAACCAATTCACGAAGCTTGTCTGAGGAGTACTCCAGAGCCTTCTTGTAGATGGCACGATCCTCTATCTCGTCACCACCGAACTCCTCCACGTCGATTGTCTCGTCGAAATCAACAAGCAGCTTTTCGCCGAAGTTGTAACCCTTGATCTTATCGAGAACGTTCTTGATACCTAGTTCAGCAGCCTGAGCCTGGAGTTCCTGAAAGATAGGCAGTCCGAGACCCGTCTTGTCCATGGCGAAAGCCCTGGTGTTGTAAAAGTCGATCAGCCACAATACGATCTTCGTTTGATCAGGAGCAGACACTCGATCCAGGTGATATCGAGCTAACAGTTTAAGACACGTGTCCTCCTCACCTTTGACCTTCTCTTCAGCGAACACCAGTATCTCTGAAGGATGATTAGTGAGACCAACATCCATTCCTATCCATACAGTCTTGTACTTCTTGTGTGCCGTCGGAGGATCAAGCAGATTCAAAACATTGCCACCGATATCCTGAATCCACTCATCGGTGATATCTATGCGGTAGTACTCATTGACGTTGTAATTGCTCTCCGATTCCATATCAACACAACGAAGCAGACGGTGCAGCACGAACAAGGGATTCGTCATGTCACCATGCTGACCAAGAATGTTACGTCGATAGTCGGGATGATTAGCGCTGGTGTATTTATTGACCGCTTCAACACGTTGTTGCGGGGTCCAGGTAGGACGATGCATTGCCGTGATGCGATGCACTGTCCAGTCAGATTCATCCTGAGTGAAACGATAGAACTCGTCGCGTACACCACGAGTTACCCCATGGCTTCGCCAACAGGCGCCTCTCTTGCCGCTCTTGAGAGTTTCAAACAGTTCAGTCCAACCTGGAGATGGGTAGTCCTGAGCTTCGTCCATCTCCAACCAAAGAGGGTGCATGCCCTTCACGCCCGAGCCATCACGTTTAGGAATGCGCCCAAGAATTTCAGCACGATTACGGAACTTGATCGAAAATGGGCGCTGCGTCACCCCTCGACTGGTGCCACTGACAAGCATCTCTCGGTAAAACCGGACACTCTTAAGACGTCCAACAATCTTGTCAGTGAAGACCTTGAGGTGCTTTTCTTCGGGAGCAGTCAGAAGCATTTCCTGAGCCGGGAACAGGGTAGGGAAAGCACAGGCCCTGATCTGCAGAGATAAAGTCTTACCAACCGACCTAGCAGCTTGATCGATTTGCTGTTTGTCGCTGCACCTCCACCACGCATGCTGAAACGGCCATGCACGAAAACACCCAAAGGTCTCCTCATGGTCGGGCTCGTACCACAAAAACTCTGCCTGATCTAGGCCGCTCTCGTCGGTAAGGATGGCAACAAGGGCCATCTCTTCCTCGGAGAGCTTCTCAAGTACCGCCACTATCCAACCTGTGAGTGTGAGATCTTATTCATTTCTTCCCATGATCCGGACGACCACGGCCCCCACCCCTTCTTGAATTCCTCCTGCCAAATACCCGGCGTTTTTGTAGACTCTAAATAATCCTCAGCCCCCGGAATCCGTTCGAGAAGTTCAACTAAATCGACATCACGACAAGCAAGTCCGATCTCAGACACTTTTGGAAGTAAGCCAAGCTCTTTCTTGGCTGCTATCAACTTACGAGTGCGACGCTTCTTGAGGATAATCATTTACCTTCTCCTTCTTGAGTTGAACCTTGCGACGTAATCCTTTGGCGTGCCTTTTGACGTTGATCGAGTGAGCCGAAACGAAAAATGGAGCTATCGTCATCCGACGCCGAAATCCCAGCTCTGTCTTTCCGGCTTATTCCAATTTCGTCTTTAGTAATACTTATAGCCTCGGTCACTTTTGGACGGATCGCAGAGATGATGCGAGACTTCCGAATCATCTGTTGTTTCTTGAACCACTTCATCATTTCGTTACCTTCCTTAGTTTGTTGAACTGTATGGTGGCAGCCTCAGAAGACGACATCATCATCTGATAGATCACAGAGCACACGTAAAGAACCCGATACTCCATGAAGAAGCTTGGGTCTTTTCGTACTGCTATCGCCAACCATTCCATCTGTTCTGCCGTAGCGGGGGCGCCCTTGCCGTTTAAGAGCCTATGTACAGTCATCTTGTCCAGGTAGGACTGAGACGCCACGCGTCTAATAGACCTACCACCCATGGCCTCTCGGAGGGCATCAGGGAACGGTCTCACTGCGTAGTCTTCACCGGTCAGTTTCTTTAGATCAGCTTCGATATCACCGACATTTTGAGCTGAACGCTTACCAGGCCTGCCCTTCTCAGAGATGTTGATCTTGATAACGTCATTGATTAGATCACCAAGAATCCAACGATCGGCACTAAACAAGGCAGCCCAATCAACTTCTTTGGTTCCAGGAACGTCTCGTTCAATTCGATCAAGAGTGTCCTGCCATTCTTTCGTTCGACGACTCATTTACATTTCCTGGACCCAATAACGCTGACTGGAGTTAATGAACTCAGCGTCTATGGTGTCAAACTCTGGAAATGCGTAATCACGAAGCCATTGCAAGATGTCGTCTATCTCGGCCCCTTGGGTACGACGTTCTTCCTCCGTGCAGTTACCAGAAAGCAGATTGTCAGCCAAAGTGAAGTTCTGGAATTCAGGAACAACGGCACAGAAAACCTCTTCCACCTCACCAGTTGGAAGCACCGTGACGACTTCATAATCGGGAACATAGGATTTGACCAGCCGAGTCCTGGCTGACCACCGATTCCTGTGTTCTTCAATCAAGAAGAACTCTCGATCGAGTGCACCTTTTGGGAATGAAAGCCTGTGAAGTATTGAAGATTCGCCAGTGAGGTTGCTAATCCGATCAACAGACGAGATACCCAAAGTTGGGATCGAAAGCAGATAGCAAACATTTCTGGCAATCTTCAATGACTCAAAGGATGTCGAAGACAGTGAAGGTGATCCATTACGGTCCACAGTTCCGTCAGCTGCAAAATATCCAGCGAGCCACCCATACAGATACGATCTCGATTCATCAAGAGAGGGTCGAGACTTAAACGAACGCGGAAGATCACAGATCTTCAATCCCACCTTAGTTTGTTTGACTTCATTGTTGGGGAACCACTTCAGAAGTTCTTCATTCTTGAGACCACAGAGAACTACAAACGAACCTGACTTTTGTCTTTTGTCTAAACTCCCATCCCCATACACGATCCCCGCCTGCACGCCCTGTGGTGAAGGTCTCACAGATTTACGCGAACCCCAACAAGAATCTAAACGCATGCCCGGATCCAGTTCATCAGTGCGTACGATTCGACCGTTAACATACCAACGATGCCCAGGCGTGGCTCGCACTAATTTCGTTGCACCATTTCTCTTTAAGACAATTTCCATAAGAGGCTGCATTCCAAAGCTTTTGAATTCGGCTTCAACCCACCTACCGGATCCAGATTTACTCAGAACGGTAGCCTTGAGGTCGGCCAACGTAGCAATAGGAACCACACCATTGCTAGTCAAAACTTCTGTATCTCCACTCAAGCAGTTATCATGCAAGGTAACCAATGCGCGTAACTCCATGAAGACCGTTAACACTTTAGTGGTCTGCTCGTTTCGCATTACGGAAAATTCACGAGCACGCTCTAATAGCTTGGTTACATAATCCGACACGGATTCTGACGAATCATGCTTGCGAGATATGCGATCAATTCCAAGAGCCTTCTTGAGTCCGCGCAATTCGAGAGACAGGCCTTTGACTGCATCCGTAAACTCTTTAGTCGAGACCGGATCACCCCAGTAATCAAAGCCCGTACCCAGAAAACGGTTAAACCGCTGTGAAAGAACTTCGTTCTGAATCACACGCTCTAAGTCAGCAAGATCTGAAACGTTCTGGAACGCATAGTCTCTAGTGTATCGATCGCAAAGATTCTCGAAATACTCCTGCTCGTCTGTCGTCAGCACGACAAACACGCCACCAGCAGGACCTATTACCGTAATCTCATCAGTTGGAACAGCCACAACGTACCTCCATCCAGAACAGTATCGGATGGATATACGTTTTATTCAACTAATTGTCATTTGTTTTTCTGAGGGCCTGGGCGGGGAGTCGAACCCCGGACTTCTTCCTTACCATGGAAGTACTCTACCAACTGAGTTACACAGGCAGCAGTGCCCCTGGAGGGAGTCGAACCCTCACGTTGCCGCGTTTTGAATGCGGTCCCTCTACCAATTGGGGTACAGGAGCAGGCCTCTATATGGTCGCGTGCTGCAAATACTTAGCCTGTTGTTCGCGCTCAGCCCAACCCACCACCAGCCATGTCTTATCAGCTGGGATAGTCGGCTTGAAGAGTAGTTCCCAACCAAGCTGTTCAAGGGTTAGGTCGCTCTTCGTGCTATTGCAGGGCGAACAAGCAGCAATCACGTTCATCCAGTCGTTCGTACCACCATGGGCGCGAGGGTGAATGTGGTCAATGGTAGACGCCTCACCACCGCAGTAGCCACACGTATCATTGTCACGACCAAGAACGTTACGATTCGTGACTGCAGGACGCCTTCGCTTCCACGGAATCTTCACAAAGTAACGAAGCTTCACAACAGAAGGGCAAGGAATCTCGGTGTTAGCCGAACGGAAAGTCTTACCGTCCACAGACTCAATCACGTCAGCCTTTTCCTGTACGACGAGACATACAGCGCGATGAAGGTGAATGACGTTGATCGGTTCAAATGTGGCGTTGAGGACCAGAACTCCGGTAGTCATCATGGTTCCCTCCCTTTTCTGTGAGTGAGCATACTGAATAGATCTGCCTTGTGGTGCCCCACCCAGGAATCGAACCTGACACGTCGAAGTTAGAAGCATCGACTGCACATCCAGTGCGCAGGGCCTGGTACCCTCGTCGGGAATCGAACCCGAACCAGCAAAATTAGGAATCTCGCGGCCAGAATCCACTGGCGAGGGCAAATCTTGGAGCCCCCGAGGAGAATTGAACTCCTTCATCAACCTTCGGAAGGTCGAGTCTAGATCCGCTAGCGGAGGCCTGTCCTAGAGGTAGGTTCCAGTACGGTGGTCCTTCTTCTCTGAACGAATTGGTGGTGGAGCAAAGGCTTCGGCCAAGGTTACTTCCTTGGTTTTGAATTCCTTATCCGGGAATCGCTCCTCAGCCTCTTCTCTTGTGAGAGGAGGGAAATGGATATCAGCCAAACAACGACCTGGACGGATAAGCGCAGGGTGTAGCTTGTCGATCGGTTCATTGGTGGTGATGATAACATTGAAACTCACTCCCTGTCCAATCAAGCCATCAGTCATGTTGAGCAATTTCGCTAAAGCTTGACCAGTACGCGCCTTGCTGTCCTCGCTGATTAGTTCGTCGCTGTCCTCAATTACGAACATCAGTTTCTTGTCCTCGTCATCAGAGTCACCATTCTTCATTTGGTAGATGTTGGAATAGGAACCGAAGACGACATCAGGTTCGATGATCACATTGAAGACCATGTTTTTACTCCAGTGTCTAGCAAGAGCGCGAATAGCCGTAGTCTTGCCTGTGCCTGGAGGACCGTGAAAGAGAATGATGTTGCCAGACTCTCCGAAAGGAGTGTTGACCAACTCATTGAGGGCATTGCGTACTCCAGTCGGGTAACTTTTGACGATGTCCTCGAAAATGGGAAAGTCTAGATCTCTAGAGTGAAGCTCCATGCCGTGTTGCCCCATCATCCAGAACCGCATGGAGGTGTGATTGTCTTTAACGGGGGAAATATAGGAACTGAAATCGCAGGCCACCATAAGGTCGACAGCACGCTCTGCTGTTACAGCATCAAGAGTAACCTGTATCTCATCACCACGAACATCGACGTTAGCACACCATGTTCGATCTTTTGCAAGAACTAGATAGTCCGACGCGGTCTTCAACATGTAGGAACAAGTTAGTTCCAGATCGTGAAGCTTCATGAAGGAATCGAGATTGAAACTAGGGACACCCTTGAACGAAGACTTGATGCGATGTTTCAGACCGTACTCCCAGAAATACGTCTGGTTCTGGGAAATCAGAGAAAAGGCGTAGTCAGTGTCGAGGGAAAAACATCTACGGAAATCATCCTCACATTCGTTGGCCTCAACCAGCAACTTGCCGATATCAATATCTTCTGTCATGTCTTCCCTTTCGATTGGTGGGTCCTCGGGGACTCGAACCCCGGCCTTAAGCTTTTCAAACTCATGTGACATCCAACTACACCAAAGACCCATGTTGTCGGCATACTAGGAATCGAACCGAGCGCAGTAATCTTATCAGAATCACCAGGGCAACCAGCCCGTCTATGCCGTTGGTAGGCGAAATGGGGCTTGAACCCATTGTCTCCCAGATATAAGCTGGGTGCATTTACCCGTTATGCTACACGCCCACGTGGTACTCCCGGTGAGAGTCGAACCCACACGACCTTGCGGTCACTAGGCCCTCAACCTAGCGCGTCTACCATTCCGCCACGGGAGTAAATAAATTGTGGAGCTGGGGGGAGTCGAACCCCCGTCCGTTGCATGCATCATGATGACCGATACAATCATGCCACTGTGAGTGGCCACTATGGGGCTAGTCGGTTACCCGTCTATGCCGTCCACCAGTCAGTCTCTCCTGACAGTCTTGCAATGGTATGTCCAGTGCTCCACCTAGTCTTTGCTAGAAGTCAAGCTGTTGGGTTCTAAGGGCCAGCTGAGCCCTCTGCTACTAGACAGAGACAAGCTCAGTCTGCTCGAAAGCAGACCAGATGTCCTCGCTGGTAGCAACGGTGAATGTTGGTTCGCCGTGTATTTTGGTGCCCTGTTTCAAGAGTCTGAGCAACTCCGATTGCGGTCAACAATCTATTCACCAACGTCGAAAGCCTATTCAGCCCCTAGTTGTATTTCGTAGGTCACCGGGGGATCGAACCCCGAATTCAAGATTAAGAGTCTTGCCGTTTTCCATTTAACATAGTGACCCATGGTGGGCGTGACAGGAATCGAACCCGCGTTTGTCGGCTTAAAAGGCCGCTGCAAAAACCAACTTTTGCTACACACCCATGGAGCTGACGGAGGGACTCGAACCCCCATAATACCGGAGTTGCAATCCGGTTCCTAGCCAATTCGGTTCGTCAGCATGGAGCGCCCTCAGGGACTCTAACCCTGCTTTTCATCTTTGGTAGCCATGGCCCTCAGACTAATAGCACTACGACGTGCAAGACGCAAGTGGATGATCTAGGTCCTCATTTATTCCCCGGCTAGGGAGGACTCCACGCAATACCGGGCCAGATGTTCCCATGTCAATCATCCTGGGGAACCAACGCTCTTCCACGATTTTGGTACCTGGCGCCTAACGGTTTAATCCCGCGTTAGGCGCAGCTGCTAGGACGTGGACAACCTAGATTGGCGGTGGGTGCAAGAATCGAACTCGTCTGCTTTCACAGTACCTGCGTTCAAAACAGGGCTGGCCCGTCGCCAGTCCACCCACCTTGTCGACAGTCAATTTACATCGGCCCTGTCGAACAGCCTGAGGTGCGGGTTTCGCAGCACCATCCGCGGTAGGTGAGGGATTCGAACCCCCGCAACCTTTCGGCTCGCTCTGGTTAGCAACCAGGGACATTACCTGGCTCTGTCAACCTACCATTTTGGAGCCCCCGGTGAGAGTCGAACTCACACTGAACTGGGTCTAAGCCAGTTTCCTCTACCGTTGGGATACGGAGGCCTAATCTTGATTCTTCTGTCTTGAATTGCGATCTACTTCAACGCCAGCCACAACATCGAAGAAATGAATCTCGCCACCATGCCGAGTGACAACGTACAGCTCGTCATCTGCGTTGGAGAACTCCAAGTCTGGATACTCACCCTCGTCATTAAGGTCCAAAAGATACTGTCGCAGAATCCTCTCACCCTTCGGGTCGCAAAACACATGATTGCGTACTCTGGTGTAAGGACAGTCCGGGTGATTCGTCAGTATTAGTGACTTAAATTGATCTACTGTTTTCATGATTTCCTTTTGTTGATTGGAGCCCACGGTGGGGATCGAACCCACAAATAATGGATCTTAAATCCATCGCCTTTACCAGTTAGGCTACGCAGGCTAGTCTTCACTATCAGATGAACGAGATCGGATAATCCTAGAGAGAGAAAAGGCAGCCACTATTCCAATGATGATCCCGATAATGGCGTTAGGTAGAACTATCACTCGGTTCCCCTTTTCTTGACGAGGGCCGATTCGTACATGTAGCCGACTTCTTTCAAGTCGCATTCGACACATATGCCCAGATCGACACGCTCCATAGGGCGAAGATCGAACATGGGCAGACATTCTTTGCAGATGAGAATTCTATCTTGTGGTGCCATTGGTACCTCCATTGGGATTCGAACCCAAACTACGAGCGCCAAAAACTCGGGTGCTGGCCATTACACTATAGAGGATCGTGAACGAAGTCAACCAGGGCCTCTCGTTGCAAGGAGCGGAGCAACGAACCGCGTCTCCCTGATTGACTTCTGGTGGGTCGAGACGGAGTTGAACCGCCACAGTCGAAACGTCTGGTTTACAGCCAGGTGGGCTCTCCAATGCCCAGTCGACCCGTGGAGCGCGTAATGGGATTTGAACCCATCCTTTGACCTTGGCAAGGTCATGTGCTTGCCGCTAACACTATACGCACAAGAGGAGCTGGCCGAGCCACATTGACGTGGACGATGCTGTGACCAGCCCCAGATTTGTTGTCGTGCCACCGGGAATTGAACCCGAATTTCTTCGGTATGAATGAAGCGTCCTAGCCAATTGGACGATGGCACAAAGTTCTAGTAGCGGTGCGTGTCACTAGGAAAACACCGCTACTAGATGGTGGCGCAGCCGGGAATTGAACCCGGATCTGAGGATTATGAGTCCCCCGTCGTACCGTTAGACTACCGCGCATCGAACTTAAATTGGTGGGCGAAGTGGGACTCGAACCCACGATCTTCTCCTTGTAAAAGAGGTATTTTAGCCAACTAAACTACACGCCCATATTTGGTGATCATAGCAGGACTTGAACCTGCGGCCTCTTCCACGTCAAGGAAGCGCTCTAGCCATCTGAGCTATACGATCATGTCCCTTCGTGTTCGTTGGTGAAACGCATACAGCCTCAAACGTTGGGCACACGGGTAACCACCCCGGCCCTATGATATAAGCTCTCCCGAAGGGAAGAGAGACAGCCATATTCCAGACTGCGCTAGATTTACCAGAACACCGTTATTTACAACAGCTGTGAATATAGCACCTTTGGTAAGGAATGCCTATCCAAGCTAGGCCTATTCGCATAGTCTCAGCTATTCGTTTGGAACCCCGGACGGGAATCGAACCCGCGTTCACCAGGTTGAAAACCTGATTGCCGAACCAGCACAGCACCGGGGCAAATTGGAGGGACGAGCGGGGGTTGAACCCGCTTGCACCAGGGCCACATCCTGGCGGCGCACCGACTTTGCCTTTCGCCCCATGATTGGTAATCGACAGAATGACATACTGTTGTCCAAGTCCACCGACTACCAAAGCTGTAACCCTGGGATTCGAACCCAGCGCATCGTGATTAACAGTCACGCGCCCCCGCCCAGAGGGCCCGGTTACAAAGTGCACCCGCAACCTCAGGAGCCAAAGGACCCCAGCGAGGCACGGGTGCGTATAGCCCATTCATTCGACGGTTACTAATCGGCAAAGAATGGGAAGAGTCTCACATGATGTCGGGCAGTTACTCCGACGTGAGTTTTGCATGCTGCCAGGATTTGGTTCAAACCCTCCCCCTGGCGGGAGACTCTACTTACCTTCGATCTTGTCGCCGAGAGTCTTCAAACCCTCTTCGACTCCTTCGATAGTTCCTTCAACGACTCCGATCACGGTAGTTGGAAGCTCCGTTATTGTTTTCGTCGCAGTCTTTGTGATGGTCTTGATTAGCCGACCTAACATATTTCTCCTTTGTGTTTGGTCTGGATGGTGGGATTCGAACCCACACGATATCCTGGCTCCAAACCAGGTGACCTTCCTCATGGTCCTCATCCAGTTGTTCAGCAGCTACCTCAAGCCTCACTGCCGAGAAGGAGTTGTCACCGCGGTGACCTCACGAGAGTTCCCACTGCACCACCACAGTTTATGCGTTCATGTAGATAGTCCTGGAACGTTCAAAGCCTTTTCCACATTTCCTTGTCTCACCTAGGTGGAGACTCATGGTGGGTCCTCTGAATAACCGTAGGTCTTAAATGGTCGGAGTGGAGAGATTCGAACTCTCGGCCCCTTGATCCCAAATCAAGTGCGCTACCAAGCTGCGCCACACTCCGAAGCTACTCGCCAACCAGTACCTAGACTAGCCAGCTTCTTGCCGTTAGAACGCCAAGCAAAGATACCTCCGACTCTCAGCGCCAACCACATAACATTGCGGCGCAACATCGAACGGAAATGACGTATCCTGCCGCCCTTAGGTCTAGCGGCCTGCATGACCTCACGAAATATCCGGTCAGCATCCTTCTTGGAGAAAAGCTGCTCCGAATACATGTAGTCATGGAAGTAGGAAGCGATCCTTTGAGGACCAGTTCCGCCTGTTTGCCACCACCTGAAGAAGAACGGTATCGAAGCGAAGTCTGTCATGAACCCCGAAGGTACCGTGACGTAGCCGACGTCCTTGTCGTACCAGATAGCTGGACCGGTAAGAATCCAGGTCTTATAGTCGGCCCATGTCGGTTCTTCACCGAGGGCAGCCTTTACGTCTCCGATCGGGACCAACGAAGGAGCCAACCGGACTATGTGTCCATCGTTACTGGAAAGTGGTCGTGCCATATCTATCTATCGGCATCCACACACAGAGTCGAACTGCCGCCGCGGATAACAGCGGGCCGAGGCCAGCAAATTAAGTTATCCCGTGGCACTAGGGCGGAACCCCAGCGTTAGCTAATATGCGTACCCCCACCGGGAGTTGAACCCGGATCTTCAGACTGAGAATCTGACGTCTTCGCCATTAGACCATGGGGGCTTACTGCCAGGTGAGTCCCTTGTCCCCATGCCCCGAAGGGTGGCTCGATGCGGTGCTCTCGTTTAGTTTCCTGTAGGCCATGAACCTCAGGACGCTCACCTTGCCTGGCGCAAGGACATTTATCTGAACTGTCTTCGCATTCTTCGGATGATCCACATGATCACCTGTCGATGTTTCAAGTAGAGGCAGGTCGCCGAAGCAGGCGTCGAACCCCTGTAGAGATTACAGTAGTAGCAAGCGAGCACAAGATTTTCGACTACCTTATGACCGCCATGGCAGGCAGGGAGGAAATGGTCGAGAGTAGGGCGGATCAATGACTTCTTATCCAACATGTCTAATTCACGATTGCACCAGTAGCAGAACGACCCGTCTCGCCACTCACAGTAAGCCATCTTGTAGCTCATGTTGTTCGAGCGCCCACCCCTCATCATTTCGTGCTTCCGATCAAGGATTGCCTGCACTGATCCCTGCGTGTAACCATGTTTGTCATACGGACTGAAAATCACATCCGAATAGTAACACAGAAGTTGTGGAGCAGAAGGGAATCGAACCCTTCACAGTCTCTTTGCAAGAGAGACTCGCCAGCCTTGGTACATGCTGCCCCAGTAGTATGGTGCCCCGACGGGGAATTGAACCCCGCAGCCAAGATTCGTAATCTCGGTGCCTGAATCCACAGGTCAGGGCAGAACACGGGCGTGCAGCCATTACACCTCGCAGCAGGCACCTATAGATACCACCCCAAAGTCTGCAGACTATGAGGCTCGCGTGCTGGGAATCGAACCCAGTACTTCCCGTTAGCGGTCCTGAGGGGAGTTGAACCCCCGACTACAGCTTGACAAGCTGGCGTGTTACCGTTACACCACAGGACCTTATTTAGTCAGTAGAGTACCACTTGAGACCCATACAGGGCGCAAGTAGGGATCTACTGACTAATTATGGCAGATCTATTCAGTTCTCAATGTTCAATTGTCTACCAGCTAGTAGACCTTTCGATGCTCCCCCGAGAGTCGAACTCGGACTTGACTGGATCAGAACCAGTAGCACTACCGTTATGCTAGGGAGCAATATTCAGTTGGAGCGACTAGACGGACTCGAACCGACGACATCTGCTTGGAAGGCAGAGATGTTACCAACTACACTATAGTCGCATACTTACTTACTTGGAGCCGGACCGGGGAGTCGAACCCCGTCAGTCTTCTTTACAAGAGAAGTGCAAGTCCACACCTGCGTGACCGGCATATTTGGCAGGGGTACGGGGGATCGAACCCCGCCTTGAGGTTTTGGAGACCTCAGTCTGACCAATCAGCACCCCTAAGATAGAGGCCACCCGAAGGTGTTACGCTTGCCAGCCCCAGACTGTGGTGCCACCGCAGATCCCGCGACCCGGTCGCTGGGAATGCCGAGGATCGACCACACTGGTCGTCGACTTCAACCGATTCTGTTCTGTAAAATCTTTCACATACATTGCGGGAGCCTCCTCTCGACTTGACTGCTACATGCTTCTTCGGCAGTATAACCACCTCTTGTAGCTTTTCCTTCCTTGAGAACTGAGAACTGGGTGGGCTGCTAATTTCCACACCCAGTCCTCTGCGGCTCGTATGCAGCGACCACCCTGACCGAAAGTCGCGCTCCGAGCTACGAGATGAACACTACACCACGTCTAACAACAATGCAAGTCAAACCTATTGAATTTCTGCCCACCACCAAGAATCTGCATAACCTGACTCATCCTTGAAGAACTTGGCCCCTGGCAAAAAGGTCTCAATCTGCTCCATCGAATAATCGAATGAGCGCGGACCATGAGCTGTGTACTTGTCGCCTCGGACAAACTGCACAAGGATCCGTGCATACGGTCTGGATGCCAGAACGATCAAAGACATCAACTTGTTGACACTGTCAAGGTCGTTGTGCTGAATCACTAGGACACAAAAAACCAGATCAAACCTTAGCCCGGTCGTCAAAGTGTCACAGCCCACGATGTTCTCAACATCCTTACTGCGTTTAGTGAACTCCTTGAGCATCTCCTCAGACGTATCGTAATTCGTGAAGAAGAGATCAGGATTTTCCTTAGCAAGAGGAATGCCCAGTCGACCCACGCCGCCACCAATTTCGAGCACCCTACCATGCTTGTCGGGCAATCTCTCTTGTAGAAGCCGTACCTGATAGTCGTGGACCCTCTCCCAATTGTCAGCTCCGAGCGACAAAACCCCAAAATCCGATGCTTGAGTATCCCAGTAATTCACTTCAATCCCTCACGAATCTTCTTCAGGGCTTTGGTGTGAATCTGACAGACCCTGCTCTCTGTGACTCCAAACTCACGGCCGATCTCTTTCAAAGATTTCCCTAGATAGTAATGCATCGTTATGACCATCACCTCGCGGTTGCCAAGATCGTCGATCGCCGTTACTACTGCCTCCGGGTCAAGATTCTCAAACATCTCTGACAATCCACCAATATCACGAGTGACGGTATCGGCGAGCGAAACAGAACCAGAGTCGTTTGGACGACGAGACTCCAATTGCATGTCGAGCGTATGGATCTGAGACAATTCAGAACCCGACCGAGTCTTCAGTATTTCTTCTTCGGTCATATCTGTCATCTCTATCAACTCGGCCATAGAAGGCGATTTCGAATCCGACTCTATAGCCTGTGCCAGCCTACGCTCACGACTACGAACAGAACGAGGCACCCAATCCTGAGAGCGTAACTCATCTAGGATCGCACCCTTAATTCGTCGTACAGCGAAGGTCTCGAATCGCAAACCCCTGGAATAATCAAAGCGAGACACCGCATCGATCAAGCCAAACTGGCCTGAAGAAATGAGATCATTCTTGTCGATGTGAGAGGGCATTCCCTTGCTCATCGCGTTGGCGCAGAACTCAACTAGATTCTGGAATTCCAAGACGATTCGATTTCGAACCTCCAAATCTCCATTCTGGGCTAATTCCCAATCTGTCTGCGTAATCATGTGCGATCTCCATAGCGGGCATAGTAATGGTACTACGAGGGTGCCAATAATCCACGATACGAATACCACGAAGCTTCGCTTCTGAAAGTATGTTGTCGTAGTCACGACGCCAGCGAGCCGATCCGTACAAATGAAGCACGGTCTCAGAGCGCCCGTCGAGGTCGGATGACTTGCTCACAAAACAATACCCAATATTAGCGGATACAGGATGCACAAGAGGATTGGCTCGCCGTTGCCAAACGATGAACGATTCGTATTCTCGTCTATTTCCCGCTAGTACTAGTTGTATTGTCATTGTCTGGGAATCTACCTGGACCGTAGCCAGGATGTGTGTGACTCACTTTATCGAATTCGTGAATGTGGGTTAGCTGCTTCAGACCTTCCTCAATAGGATTGTGGACGTGTACCTCTCGCGCAGCCTGTTGACGTCTAGCGGCGTCGGCCCACGGACCCACACCAGGCTCTTGTTCCTCTGTCGCTACAAAGGCCAGCGCTCCACGGCGAGTAAGAAACACACCAAGGACGTCGTCCTCTTCCATCACGTGGAACTTACCTTCATGTTCTTGAATGTTCATTTCAGCACCTGTGTTGGGACGACCGCTGTGCAGTGGGGGAGAACGATCGTATAGCGACAACGAACCAAAGCAAACTGCTCCTCAGCCGACTGCCTTAACTTCATGACCACTTCAGTATCGTCCAATTCGGCTGCGAAACCCTCACCAATCCGGTATTTCATCAATCTCATCGAACAACATGTGAGATGAACTCCGTCAGCTTCTTGCGAAACCCCCCACTTAGAGTCATCACAAACTTTACAGAGCAACATAACGCCCTCCTGTTCTCTAAGAACATCGGCGCAAAGGACTCTCTAACTGAGACCTCGTTGACTTTTGCGAATCTCACGAGGGTCTATTTCGTTCTTCGGAGAGTCTCTCCACTTCTCGACGTAAGCGTCCAGGTCGAAATCTGGATCACGGAGCGGAATGTCACTGTAATTACGTTCGATCAGATTCATCAGATTCCACAGCTCCTGAGCTGGATGAAAAGAACCGGTATCTTCGTCGTAATCAACCCCCTCGTTGAATTCCGTCTGATGTCGTTTAGCTGAGTCCCGATATTCGCGGTCTGGCTTCCCACCGAGCATCCAGTTCCCGTAGCCATACTTGTCCTCACCACGGGCCTGCACCCACGCGATCATCTTGGCGCATGTCGGATACAAATCCCAGTAATGCAAAGGTAACTTGTCGTCATTAAACCTTAGCGCCACCCGTTGGTCGGATTTATCCAAATCTACAGGACTAGATTGTCTAGGGACACTCGTCCAAGTCGTATGGCTCTCGTTTCCGTCACTCATCTTCTTCCTTTCTCACATAGGGTCTTCCAGTCACAATGACTCCGTACTTCCACAGCCCACTCAAAGGTTCAATCGGCTGGCGGTCGTCATAACGACGCATACTGTTAGCTGCAAACACATGCCATATGCGACTTAGCACGTAACGGGCAAACAGCTCTGCTCCAATGAAAGGAAGAGCAATCAGAACCTTACCGATAGGGATTCTGGTCAATTCCCTATCAGAGGCAGTAGTAACAGTTAAAGCTCTGCCCCCTTCGACCATCTTGAGCTTGCCGACTCTACCGTGCTTATCCACGAACCCCCAGATCATCCCATTGCCTGGCGACGTCGGGAATCTCCCGACAACCCAATCCGAGATGCGTGCAATCTGAGTCTCAAACACAATTGCAGTGTAACACGGCACCGGCCGGGATCCGTGACAGAAGGGGGGCTGCACGGATCCCGGCCGGGACAGAGGTGTCGCAGTGAGACTATACCTCACAAGTATCTGTTGTGCAATACCTTTCTCCTTCAGCTTCAAGAGCGGAGTTGTAAATTAGCTCCCAATCCAAAGGCTTTACCTCATTCTGAAGCTTAGCCGCCGCCTTCTCGTCGATGCGTTCATACGGCATTTGGGCATATGCACCAGTGTCGATAGGAAGCATTGACATTGTCTTCAGCTGACCAGCCTTGGCTGCTACCAACGCAGGAAGTTGACCTATCTCACTCTCCGCGAAACTAAGAGTACAGGAGACCATATTGTCGGACCACCAGCGCTGAAGCAGTACCGAAAGTTCAGCTTTCTCCCAAACACTGACATCTTCCTGAGTCCGAACGTTTGGCCCTGTGGTTGGAAATTCCACAACCGTAGTGGTCTTCGGATTCATGACGTCGGGTTCAGTGAAGTATCCAGCCTTTACAATCGCGACGAGTAATGGGTCTACGTTAGAGAAACGCATCCTACGAATGTAGGTTTCTGAAGCTATAGGCCAATGTACGCCAGGAGTGGCACCTGCAACAAGCGAGACAGTGCCTGACGGCTTAACCGTCGTCATTTTGATTGATTCTCGCACTCCCAGCCACTCACTGTACTGGATGTCGCGTGACTTGATTGCCTTGTACCCTTCGTCGAGCCACTTGCGAAGCTCAGTCCAGCCACGATCCTCGACAAACTGGGCGAGACCCGAAACAGAACAACCAATACGACGATTGCGTTGCATTACCTCATTAGTTTCTGGCCAATGCGTAGGCAACAAAGTGACGGCTTTGCCGTACAGATAGGCATGTTTCAGAGTCTGTCTGAAGTCTTCCGCGTTTTCGTGGTGATGAGGGAAAGTCTCAACGAGAGTGCAACATTCCATGTGCTCCAAAGGTTGCTCACCGCACGGATTGCAACCTTTGATTCGTGTGTCTTTATTGTCCGCTACATCCGCAAGACGGCCGTGAGTGCGCGCCAGATCAATGTAGAACAAACCAGGCTCACCATTGTCACTAATCAGTTTCACGAGATGTTCGTAGTCACCGTCAACATTAGCAAACACTGTGTTGTTGGAAGTCCAGCCCCATCCATCAGGACCCATCCGTTCTGGATTTACTTCGGAATTCTTGAGGTTCAGATAGTCCTCATCCTCTGAATCACCGAGAGCTATCAAAGCAGAGCGTCGTACGTTACCGCTAACCACACACTTGGCAATAAGGTTGCAAATATCTGTGATGTCAGTAGACGATATTGAATCTCCTGTCCTCTCCGTGAAGATCTCGTTCAGCTTGATGTGACAGTCTTCTAACGGATCAGGACCAGCAGCTATGCCACCGAAACCCTTGATCGGCTCACCCGCAGGTCGAACCTCACTGTAATCAAACTCCACTGGTCTGCGACCCTTGAAAAACCATGAAGCCAACAAAGCCCCAACTGAATCACACCAACCCTCGCGACTATCCGGAATGACAAATGTGTCAGCGTCACCTTCAGGCTGATGGAACGTCAATTTGCCCACACCTCTAGTGTCGAAGCCCACACCTACACCAAGCATAGACATTTCCATCAGACGAGTGAACGGAAGAGTGGCTGCCTCAAAACTATGAGTGCTGAGCTTCTCTGTGCTGATGAAACTGCAGTTCTGCAGAGAGGCTGAATTGCCTTGCTCGTTCACAAAACTTGTGCCCATCATCCAAAGACCGCGACCTGGGGGCATCCACTTGAAAACAAACATTCGCTCATAGGCGTCACGCGCTGAACGCTGTGCCTTGTGGTCGTTCCATGGGGTTCGGTTTGCCAGACAGTGATCCTTCAAAATGGAGTAATAACCCTCGACGCAACGACGACAAACTTCCCACCACCGCTCTTTAGATCCATCGTCTTTAAGACGAGAATACTTGGTGATGAAAGTTAGTTCGGCTAGAGAGTTTCCTCCACCTATCGGGAATCCCCACTCTGGTGTTTGACTCTTGAACTCCTCCAGGAATTCATCCGGAAGGCGGAAGCTCAGAAAGTCTGACACGGGGGTTCTCCTCGGTGTATTTGTAGTTCTAATAATACATCGGTAGAGAGATCCATGTGATGCAATAACTACACCAGTCAAAATGCCTTCTGGCCCATATATCTACTGGTCTTGTCTACATCGCACAGACAGAGAAGAGATTGTCACACAACTCTTATGAAATCAGCTTGAGTCTTCGATGCTGGACCACACACAAACGTAAGAGTCCCTGTTGTGGAATTAGACCCCGTCATGTTTTCAAACCATTCACTACCACCGTCCTGCGTAGGGCACTGCATCCACATTCGCGGTCCCCAATCGGATACCTGGAAACTGTGATAATGACCAGTGACAAAGAGGTCGACGTCGCCTATGTCGGACTTAGCCAAAGCCTGGCTTGAGATCCACTTCTTCTGCTTGGCTTCGGGCTGGCCAGCCGCTCCGCCACCAGGCAAATGACCATGAGAAAATCCCACAGAAGTCCCGTAGATGTCAAGAGTACACCAGAGCTTGTTCTCCAGTGGAACAAAATGAACATGGCCGAAAGCTTCTTCGTTCTCACCAAGACGATCAGCAGTCACTTCCAACAACTGGGTGTCTTTGTTGTCTCCCGTATCAGTGTAAGCCTTGCCGTTCTTGCGATTCTCACCATGATTACCACCCACCGAAACAACCACCAATCTGGTGGATTCAGCAGCGAACATCACAATGATGTTTCTAAACAGACGCGCCGCAAGTCTGAATTGCTGGCGCTCATTTAGATCAGTCTTGAACGTCTGCATGGCGTAATGCCCATCACAGGCCTCAACCATGTCACCCATACCAACGATGTAGACAGTCTCAATCTGGATGCCCATCCTGCGAAGTTGTTTCAGGCGGTGAAGAGATGCGTGAGCGCTCGCCATGATTCGGTTACGAATCCCCACAGTGCCATCAGATTCGGCTTTACCAATCTGCCAGTCTGCAAGGCAAACCACAAATCCATTGGGGTCGGCATACTTGGCCTCCATGATCTTCTTCGTTGGGGGTCTAACCGCTTTCAACCCCTCGGTGAACTCTTTCTCAGGCATCCACTTGTATCGACCACGTAAATGAACGGGCGCACGGTAATAATGCATTCGCTGCACAATCCCCGAACCCACAGCCATATCCCAGACACGCATGTCAAGAACCGCGTCGGGGTTGATCTCGTACTTCTCTTGGTCTAGACCTAATTCGCCAAGAATTCCATCCCACTCACCCTCACCGGGAGGAGTGTCCACAGGGCCACTATAGATGTAGCCCGCGCCATCTGTAATCTCAACTCCCCGCTCCCAGCCTTTCGCATGCTCTTTCGTGTCACGCTTTTTCTGTTCGACCACTTTGGTTTCGTCCTGGACAACCTGTAGCTCTTCAATCTCATCAGACAATGTCATACGTTAAACCTCTTTGTAGTTGTTATCTGGTGTCATGTTTCTGACGATAGCGACGAACACTGCTCTCGCCGATCTCGTAGCCACGCCTCCGAAGTACCTTCGCGATCGCCGCTGTACCAAACTTGGTATTCGTAACGTGAGCATGAAGCTCTTTGCGTTCCGATTCGGAAAGCCCTTCAGATCCCTCAGATGGCAAAGCGAATCCGTTAACGATCTGATCGATCCTTGACCCTTTCCCCATGGTAGCTTCCTCGAACTCCTCAAGTAATTCCATAGCCCTCCTCGGTGGCTCAATTGAATGATAACCTCAACCGGAGGTGGGCGGTGGGAAATCCGGTGGACATCCGATGTTTGTCTATCGACATACCCGGAGGTCAGTTTAACTGTATCCTACCCTCAGGCATACCGAAGGAGACATCATGGGAAAGCATTCAGAACTAGAGAGCCTACAGCAAAAGGCAGTCGCTATCGCAGCGATAGAGGACCGAACCAAACGGCACAAGGGCGGTCAGATGCTACACGCCGAGTGCAAGTCGCTTGACGATGAATACCGAATTCTCGGAAGCCTCGACGTAGAAGCCGAAATCGCACTGCGCGCTGTTCTGAAGATCCTCTTCGAGTACATACTGCACGATGCGATAGAAGAAGCAGAAGAAGATTGGGGTTACGCTATGGGTATCGACGAGCGCGGATCCGAAGACAGCATTCACAACATCCTAAAAGGTTCATAATGGAAACAGCAGCATGGGAAAAGGCAATGCAGGACCTAGTTCTTGCTTCCGTAGACGAAAGGATCCTGGACATCTCTGTCGGGGACACAGAACTGGAAGTCGAAGCGGCCTCTAGTATGACTACACGAATGGCTGGGCTTGCGGAAAGAAGTGAAATGCCACAAGACGGTATGTTGTTCCTCTACGACACAGACGTCGACAAAGCGTATCACCGTACAGACATGCGGTTCCCGATCACAATCTGGTTCTACGACTCGGCTGGCTCCCTCGTCCATGCCGACACCCAAACGACGATAGTCAAGCCTTCCGTCTCGTATCGCTACGTTCTAGAAACGCACGCAGATCTAAAGTTAGAAGGCAACCTATCGATCCACGGCCTCGCTTGACCAGCGACCATCTTCGTCTTTCCCTTCAACCAGAAGATTACGGGGCCTCATAGCCGTCTTTACGTTCGCGTCAATTACGGCTGCCATCCCTCCCTGCATCTTTAGCCACAGCTGAAACTTGGGTGACTCTGCCATACGGCGCCACGCGACCCGTTCGTTCTGATGTTGCGACTTCTTCTCGCTAGCCTCGCCTCTGGCACCTGATTCACGATGGATCCAACGAACCCCCGTATCGCGCTTGTTCCTGTGCTGACCACCAGGACCCGACCCCCTAAAGGTCTGACGGTCGCAATCCTTCCTGGTCACAGAGACGATCAGTTCACGTTCTTCCACAATTATCTCCCCGCTATTGGTCTTTCTTCCCGAGTAGGGTGAGATCCACCAATCCTCTTCTCTTCCCAGAATCTCTGAGGAAACATATCTCGGAAGAACGACAGCGCCTTGTGAGCCGAATGAACGCGATCATTCTTACTTCTGTCTTTTTCGGTCTCGGCACTCAACTGTCGGAGTTTTCGATATGCCCCATCGATACCACCCACAGACCCCCACAATTTGATCTCGCCATACTCTGACCCAAGTTTCTCCTGAAGGTCCTTCTCGACCTCTCGTGCCGACCAGGTCTGTCTAGTGGGATGGTTCAATGGCGCATCTAGCTCCACTAGCAACACCCTTCGCTTCGTTTTCATGTTTTCCTCTTCCAATTCTTTTTGCTCTTATAGGTGTGTTTTTGCTTCGGACCCCTGTAGGTTCGACTGTCATCGTCTGGAATCCAACCACGTTCACCACGAATCCAGTGCATCTCACAATGCTTGCAGTAAGCATACTTGTTAGTGAAGAGCATCTGGTTGAAATGACTGCAGTGGATTTTGTGACTTGACAGACTCATCACGAACATGTTAGCATCCGGCGATGAGTTTGGCAAATGGACCTCATTGGAAATTAATGAGGTCCGAACATCTGGAGTTAGAACCTCGGTGCCGAGCTTGCACTGCAAACGAACACTTGCAGATCCCCATTACGAGTAAACACTTGCACATCCATCATCTAATCTATAGAGGAGATCGGAAGAGCACACGTCTGAACTCCAGTCACATCACGATCTCGTATGCCGTCTTCTGCTTGAAAA